TTGCCTGGGCATATTAATCAGTCTGAGGAGTGGAAGTTGGATGATGAGTATGGTACGTTGATTGGGTTTGGTCGTCGTCCTGCTGATACTGATATTGTTTCTGCGTTTCAGGGTATTCACCGTCGTTTTGTTTTTGTGGTGTTGGATGAGGCTGGTGGTATTCCTGTTGATTTGTATACTGCTGCTGAGGCTGTTACGACTACTGCTGATTCGCGTGTTTTGGCGATTGGGAATCCTGATCGTCGTGGTACGGAGTTTCATCGGATTTTTCGTGAGGATGATACTTGGAATAAGATTAAGATTTCTGCGTTTGATACGCCGAATTTTACTGGTGAGTTTGTTCCTGATGATTTGAAGCCTTTACTTATTCAGCCGTCTTGGGTTGAGAGGCAGGCGGTTGCTTGGGGTGTGGATTCGGCTCGTTATAAGTCTAAGATTTTGGCTGAGTTTCCTGATGAGGATGATACTACGTTTTTTAGTCAGCAGGCGATTGATTCTGCTGTGGATTGTGATATTGTTGAGGATTTGGCTGTGCCTGTTGTTTTGGGTGTGGATGTGGCTCGTTTTGGTGGGGATGATTCGGTTGTTTATTCGAATCGTGGTGGTCGTTTGAGGCATGTTGCTACTTGGTCGAAGGCTAATGCTGTGGAGTCTGCGAATAGGATTCATGAGTTGGCGGTTGGTTTGTCGGCTGTTGAGGTTCGTGTGGATGGTACTGGTTTGGGTGCGCCGATTGTGGATATGTTGGCGGCGATGTGTGAGGGTAAGTATGTGGTGATTTCTGTTGTGGGTGCTGCTGCTTCTCCTGATAATACTCGTTGGTTGAATGCTCGTGCTGCTGGTTATGATTCTTTTAGGGAGGCGATGGTGTTGGGTAAGTTGGATTTGGATTTGTATGATAAGGATTTGTTGGATGAGATGATGGCGATTAAGTATAAGTTTTCGGCTAAGGGTTCTATTCAGATTGAGTCTAAGGATGATATGCGTGCTCGTGGGATGAAGTCTCCTGACCGTTTGGATGCTGCGATGTATGCTGTTTTGGATATGTCTCGTTTGTTGGGTTCGCGTTTTGGTGATGCGAAGCCTGGTGATAAGTTGTGGGTTGATGTGGATGATGTTGATGGGGCGTTTCCTTTTTATGGTTCTTGGTCGTGGTAGAATGGTTTTAACGTATTTTAGGAGTTTTTGTGAATAATTTTGATGATTTTGAGCAGCAGGATCGTTTGGCTGAGTCTTATGCTGATATGTCTCGTTCTTTGTTGAGTATTGAGGATGAGGGTTGGTCTCTGTTGGGTATGGGTGGCGCGTTGCCTGATGCGTTTACTTTGGAGGAGTTGCATTCGGTTTCGGCTAAGTTGTCGGAGAAGACTGATGGTAATCCTTTGTTGAAGCGTGGTTTGGGTTTGCGCACGTCGTATGTGTTTGGGCGTGGTGTGCAGGTTCAGAATGTTTCTTCGCGTCGGGTTCAGTCTTTGATTGATGATGCTTATAATCAGGCGGCTTTGTTTTCGAATGAGGCGATGGTTATTAATGAGCGTGCTAATTTTACTTCTGGCCAGTTTTTCATTTTGGGTGATAACAGTTCGAAGCGTTTGCAGCGTATTCCTTTTAAGGAGATCACTGGTTGGGTGACTGATCCTGATGATTCTGAGTCTTTGAGGTTTATTCGTAGGTCTTGGTCTCGTGTTGAGTTGGATGGCACGTCGAAGGCGATGCATGTTTGGTATCCTGTGGATATGTATGAGAATCCGATGTTGGTTCGTTCGATTCAGAATCAGCCTGTCGATTTTTCTAAGACTATGTTTCCGTTTATTGTTAATAAGCGTGTTGGTACGGTTTGGGGTGTTCCTGATTGTTTGTCGGCTTTTCCTTGGGCGAATGCTTATAATGAGTATTTGAAGGATGGGTCGCGTATTTTGAAGGCTTTGTCGATGTTTGCTTGGCAGTTGAAGGCGAAGACTAAGAGTGGCGCTCAGGCTGCTGCTGCGACTATTGCTACTCCTTCTCAGGCTGGTTCGATGGCTATTATGGGTGCTGATATGGAGTTGTCGGCTTTGCCGCGTACTTCGAATAGTGTTGATTTGGGTAATGGTAAGCCTTTGGCTGCGATGGTGGCTTCTGCTTTGGAGTTGTCGGTTGTGGCTTTGTTGTCGGATCCTGGTACTTCTGGTGCTTATGGTGTTGCACAGACTTTGGATGTGCCGACTACTAAGGCGATGCAGGCTCGTCAAAAGTTGTGGGAAATTTATTTGATGCGTGTGTTGAAGTTTTTTGGTGAGCGTAAGGCGACTATTAAGTGGCCGAAGATGGAGAATGAGTCTTCGTTCCGTCAGTTGCAGTCTTTGGCTTTGGCTAAGGAGTCGAATGCGATTTGGGCTGATGAGTATCGTGAGGCTGTTTTGGATGAGTTGGATGTTATGTCTATGCACACTGAGCCGCCTGTGATGGATGGCATGGATTCTGGTCCTAGTGTTGTTCCTTCGCAGGGTAATTCTGGTGCTGTGGGTTCTATGCAAGATAATTCGAATGATTTGCGTGATATGAGTAATGATCCGCAGTTGTAGGATTTTGTAAATGTGGTATCATAACATATAGGATATTTGGATGGAGTTTGAATGACTGTTGCGCTTAATGAGAGTGTAGATTTTAGTGCGCCTTTGTCTGCTGGTAATAAGTGGCGTGTGAAGGTTATTGAGTCTGGCTGGGGTTCTTCTGGCTATTATGGTTCTCAAATGCTTGAATCTTATGGTCCTAAAGTTTTTAAAGCTGGTACTAAAGTTTTTATGAATCATCCTTCACGTTCGGAGTCTTCGGATCGTCCTGAGCGTGATGTGCATCAGTTGGCTGGTAAGCTGGTTTCTGATGCGATTTTCATGGAAAATGCGTTGTATGCAGATGTTGAGTTTTATTCGCATTATGCGCCTATCATTCGTGAGATGGCTAGTGATGTGGGTTTGTCAATTAGCGCTCTAGGTAACACTCGCATGGGTGAGGCTGAGGGTCGTGAAGGTCACATTGTTGAGTCGTTGGTTGAAGATCCTTTGACTAGCCTTGATGTTGTGACTGTAGCTGGTGCTGGTGGAAAGTTTATTTCCCTGTACGAAAGTTACATTGGTAAAGGTTTTGTGGCCGACTTGGTTACAGAATCCGTCATGGAAGGAAATAGTATGTCTATTACTAAGGAAGAGCTTGAGGCTGCTGTTGCTGACCTTAAGGCTACCCTTGTTGAGGCTATCAGTCCGCTTGTAGAGTCGGTTTCGGTTCTTGTTGTGGCGGCTACTCCTGTTGAGGGTGAAGAGACTGAAACTGATGGTGAAGAGGCTCCTGCCCTTGACCCTGTTGAGGTTGCTGAGAAGTTCAACGAGTCGGGTCTACCTAAGATTGCGCTTCAGCGTGTCGCAGAGACTCTAAAATCAGAAACTAACACTAAGAGTGTTGAGGAGCTTATCGAGGCAGAGAAGGCTTATGCTGATTCTTTGCGCGAAGCAATTGCCACCCCAGCAACTGAGGTTGTTGGTGTTGTTCACGAGGCTGGTAAGTCAGCTTCTAACCCAGCTAACGATTACGACGACATTATCGCTCGTATCAGCGGCATTAGAAAATAGGAAAGGTAAATCATGGCTCTTAATGAGATTTACAAAGATGGCAACGAGCTTGTCCTTCCTGTAGCCAGCACTGTTAACTCAGGCGACTTGGTTCAGGTTGGTCAAATTATCGGTGTCGCACAGAATGACGCAGTTACAGGCGAGGATGGCAACACTTATGCTACTCTCAAAATGAATGGCGTTTTCAAGTTCACTACTTCGGTAGCTGTAACTGTTGGTGCAGCGATGTATGTTACATCTGCTGGTGTTATCAACGTTACTGCTTCGGGTAACAAGTTTATTGGTCACGCTGTGACAGCTAAGGCTGGCACTTCGGCTGGCGACGTTTACGTTCGTCTAGTTCCGTCGGCCGCGTAAGGATAGGTTAAAATGACTGAAAACATTACATCACGTCAAGTAGAGGCTGCAAAGCTTCTCGAAGGTGCGCTTCGCGGCGACCGTCAGGACAAGCTTAAGCTTCAGGAAGGTATCTCTACGAGCGACCTACCAGTTCAGCTTGCTCCTACCATTAACAAGATCATGCTTGCTAACTATGCTGAACAGCCTAAGATCTGGTCGACATTTGCACAGCGTCTAGTTGTTGACGACTTCCGTCCTGTCAACTACATGAACCTAGCTTATGAAGACGAAGGCAAGAACAACCAGGGAGACACCTTCCGCGAAGGTTCGCTTCCTACCGTTGGCGAGTACGACGAGTACCCGACTGCTGGTTGGTTCTCTGTAACTGAGCACGAGTTCAAGGTCAAGAAGGCTGGTTCACGTGTACGTTTCAGCTGGGAGTCGATCGTTAACGATGGCAACATTTCGCTTCTTGAGCGTCTACCTATCGAGCTTGCTCGTAAGGCTGCAGGCAAGGAAGATGAAGAAGTTACCAAGCAGCTTGTTACCGCTTCAGGTCTGAACACCGCTAACTTCAAGACAGCAAACCAGAACCTGCTTGCAGGCAACCCTGAGCTTACACTAGAGGCTCTTGAGGCAGCTATTCAGGCTATCAACGTAGCAACTTACAACGGCAACCAGGTTTCACCTTTTAGCCGCTTTGTTCTCGTTGTGCCACAGGCTCTAGAGTTGACCGCTAAGAAGATCCTTGCTATTCAGCAGGTTCGTACAGAGGTTACTGCTGGTTCGACTGTTACTTCGACTGTTTCGGGCAACCCTATCGGTTCGCAGATTCAGATTGTTGTTAACCCTTGGATCAAGAAGATTTACAACAACTCTGCAGCTGACAAGTTCTGGTTCTTGCTTCCAGTTCCTGCTGACACTATCAACCCTGGTGTTGTTCTTGGTTTCCTTCGTGGTTACGAGACTCCAGAGCTTCGTGTCAAGGCTAACGGTGGTCTTTACCTCGGTGGCGGTGCAGTTCCTGCTCGCGATGGCTCGTTCGACAATGACGACTTCGAAATGCGTATTCGTCACATTGCTACTGGTGGATTCATGCTTCCTGCTGGAACCATTGCTTCGACTGGTGCAGCTGCTTAATAGTAGTTCGTCAAGAAACCCTCCACTTCGGTGGGGGGTTTTTTGTTTGCTATAATTGTTTTGTCCCACCCCTCCTTTGGGACCGCCCACCCTGTTGAGCTTGCTCCAGGGTGGGTTTTAATTTATGCGTTATAATTAGGTATTATGATAATTTTTCCTGACACTAACCTGCCGCGCGAATCTGAGGATTGGACGGATAAGGTTGAGTATGAGATTAAGCGTTTAGATAAGCGGGCTGTTGTTACTGTCGATGTTTCTGGCGGTGGCGGTGGGGGTTCTGGTTCTGGAGGCGTTGGTCCTGCTGGCCCTGCTGGTCCTGCTGGACCTCAGGGGCCTCAAGGTGAGCCTGGGCCGGCTGGCCCTCAAGGTGTTCAGGGTGAGCCTGGTTTAGACGGCGTTGACGGCGCTGATGGCGCTCAGGGTGAGGTTGGTCCTCAAGGTCCTCAAGGTGTTCAAGGAATTCAGGGAGAGACTGGTCCGCAAGGCCCTCAGGGCGAGACTGGCCCTAAAGGTGACACTGGCGAGCAAGGCATTCAGGGTGTTCAGGGTGTCCAGGGCGTTAAGGGTGATACTGGTGCTACTGGACCTCAAGGCCCACAGGGCGAACAAGGAATTCAAGGTGTTAAGGGTGACACTGGTGCTACTGGTGCAACTGGTGCAACTGGAGCGACTGGCCCGAAGGGCGATAAGGGCGATCAGGGTTTAACTGGTTTGTCCGCTTATCAGGTTGCGCAGCTTAATGGTTTTACTGGCACTGAGGCTGAATGGTTGGCTTCTTTGGAAGGTGATCAGGGTCCGCAGGGTATTCAAGGCGAACCTGGCGCTGATGGAGCAGATGGTGCGACTGGTCCTGCAGGTCCTGGCGTTGCGGCTGGTGGTACTGCTGGACAGATTCTGTCTAAGGTTGATGGCGCAGATTACAATACTGAATGGGTTAGCACTGCTCCTGCAGCTGCTTATACTTCTGTAGTAAAGCATCAGGTTAAGCTTGGTGAAACTATCGCTAAGGGTCAAGCTGTTTACGTCTCATCTGCTGATGGTACAAACATGATTGTTTCTAAAGCTTCTAACGCTTCTGAAGCTACTTCTTCTAAGACGATGGGCTTGCTTGAGACTGGAGGCGCATTAAACGCGCAAGTGAACGTCATCACTGAAGGTTTGCTCGCAGGCCTAGACACTACTGCAGCTGTGAATGCTGGTGTGCCTGTGTGGTTGGGAACTTCAGGCAATCTTATTTATGGTTTAGCATCTAAACCTGTCGCTCCTGCGCATCTTGTTTTCATTGGTGTTGTTACTCGCGTGAACGCCAATAATGGTGAAATTTTTGTTCGTCCACAAAATGGCTTTGAGCTTAACGAAATTCATGATGTGCTTATTTCGTCTCCTGTGACTGGTGAGGTTATCCAGCGCACAGTGGACAACTTGTGGGAAAACAAGACGCTTGCTGAGGCTGGCATTTCTGCTGTGGGGCACACTCACGATGATCGATACTATACAGAAGCTGAAATCACAACATTGCTTTCAGGTAAGTCAGACACTGGGCATACTCACACTATTGCGAATGTTACAGGTCTACAGTCTGCTCTTGATGATAAAGCTGATGATGCTACCACACTTGCAGGTTATGGTATTACTGATGCTTACACTAAAACTGCAGTTGATAGCGCGTTGTCTGGTAAATCTAGCACAAGTCACAATCACTCCTTAGATTCACTGTCAAATGTTACTATAACTGGCAATACATCTGGTGAGCTTCTAAAATGGAATGGAACCGCATGGGTCAATAACACCATCGCGGAGGCTGGTGTAGCAGCAGCTTCACACACTCATCCAGCTGCCGATATCACTTCTGGGACTTTCGATATTGCAAGGATTCCAACAGGAACTACAGCGACAACTGTAGCGCTTGGAAATCACAGTCACGCTGGCTACGTAACAACTTCGGACACTGGCACAGTAACAAACGCAATGCTAGCTGGCTCTATTGCAAACAACAAGCTAACAAACTCTTCTATTACGATTAACGGTTCTGCAATTTCTCTTGGAGGAACTGTAACGACACCAGACACTAATACGACATACACTTTTGGTTCTGGTTCAACTAATGGAGCTTTCTCTGTAACACCGTCTGGTGGCACTGCTCAGGCTGTATCAATTTTTGGTCTTGGTAGCGCCGCTTATACTGCATCTACTGCCTATGCCGCAGCAAGCCACACTCACTCTTATCTTCCACTTTCTGGTGGAACACTTACTGGAACTTTATATGTTTCAAACTTGACAATTAGCGGAACAACTGGAGCACTTACAAGTAGTGCCGTTTTGCAAGCTGCAGGTATAACCTCAACTGGTGCTTTAACTCGATCTGTTCTTTCTGGTGGAGGTTCAACTACAGCAACTTTTGATAACTCTGGAAACTTGGTAAGAACAGCTTCGTCTGAGCGTTACAAGGATCAAATCCAAGAGGCAAACTTCACCTATGAAGATGTGCTTGCTTTGGGACCAAAAACTTATAAACTTAAATCAGAACTTGAAGATGATGAAAATGCTAGAACTTATGGCGGTTTTATTGCTGAAGAAGTTGATCAAATTGAGAGTCTAAAAGTTTTTGTAAACTATATGACTCTAGAAGATGGCACAAAAATACCTGACGGTATTAACTATGGAGAAATGGTTTCTGCACTAGTCTCGGCATTGAAACATCAGGATGCCATTATTAAAGATTTAACAACACGCATTGAAAATTTAGAAAATAAATAAAGATAAGGTAAAATAGTAATATGCCAGATATCACACCGCCAAACTATAGCACAGCTATAGGTCAAGTCCGACTGCTAATCCCTGACACAGAGCAGTTGGAAAACACTGCCGACCCTTCAGCGGCGGATGCTTACATTTTTAACGACTCACAGATTCAAGCATTCCTAAGTCTTTACAGTGACAACGTTAAACGTGCTGCTGCCCAGGCCAAGCTTGTGCTCGCCACGTCTGAAGCGTTGATTAACAAAGTTATTTCAACTTACGATTTCAAGACTGATGGTGCGAAACTTGGTGCAGAGTTGAGAGCGCAAGCGAAACAGTTACAAGATGAAGCCGACAAAGACGAGATGTATGATTCTTACGAAACTTTCATTGTTGCACCACTAAAGAAGTGGGATAACGAATGGCTTTAAACACTCGCCCAGCTGTAGACCCTAGATGGTTTACGCACAACAATCTTGCAGAAAAAGCTCTGCATCTTGCAACAATCGAGATCTATAACCCTGCGAGCGCAGACAGCACATATAACCCAACAACAAATACTTGGACTAATAACACCGTAACCCTCTGGCAGGGTCGCGCACGTATCCAGCCACGCTCTGCATCTGTCCGCATGTCTGACGGTTCAAGCGTAGTTAAAGCTATCGATCCTGGCGCTTCACAAATCGTTGAAGTACATATCGGCATGAGAGAGAACCAACTGATTGGTTCTAATGGAGAGATGGCTGACATCCGCCCAGGACACCGCATGAAGGTCACAGCATCACCACTTGACGCTAACCTTGTAAACTTTGACTTTGTTGTGCGCTCAGTTATTAACAGTTCAAACCCTTGGCACAGAATGCTTTTGTGCGAAGTTAATCAGGAGCTTAACCCGAACAATGGCTAACCGTAACCTTCCTATTGAGATTGCCGTCGCTAACGCTGTAGCTCGGCGTAAAAATGCTATCTTGGAGGAAGAGGCGCAGAATGTGCGCAAAGCTGTAAGATTCGCTTCGCGAGCTGCTGCTCGCGCAATGAAAGACAAAATCCTTGACAGCCCTACAGGTTCTAAATGGCATTCAGCAATTAACAGCATGCGCGGCAATCCTGACGGTGCGCGTTTAGAGACTGGCACAATGTATGACGCTGTAGCATCTATGGAGCCAAAGATTGTTGAGAACGCTGACAGGCGCAGACAGTCTGCTGTTGTTGGCGGTTTTGGTTGGCCAGCTGATGCTAATGGTAACATTAAGGATGCTTCACCACGTCGACGCTCACAGGCAGACCCTGACGGTGACTGGCGCACTGACCCTAAATATTTTATGATGCAAGAATATGGTTTCGATCTCGATGGCGATTTCGTTCCAGGAATGCATGCGCAGCAGGCTGGTGTAGAAGCCTTTAAAACTAACCTTGACGAATATTGGAAGAAACGAGGATATAAATAATGGGATTGTCACTTATACCGATTCAAGACCAAATCGTTACAAAACTTAAAGAGCTTTCTCAAACAGTTTACGAGAATGGTGTGCCAGATGATTCAGCGTTAGAATACTCTAACGGAACCATGCTACCATTTATTGTACCGTTTTTTGGCGGATGGTCGCCAAGTTTAGACTCAAAAGGAATCGTATCATCCAGATATGATCTAGGCGAGAGTTTTGTTATCGTTCAATGCGTCGGACCGACCGAACGATCAGCACGTCAAGTTGCTGATCTTGTACGCGCAAAACTGATGGGATATATACCTTCTGATGCTGGAGAACTTGTGCCAGTATCAAACAGCAGATATGTTACACCTGACTTTAGTTCCAGACCTGCAAAGTATATTGCTGAAGTATCCTTCCGATATCCAGTAAATACAAATGTGGTATTATAGAGTATAGATTAAGAGAGGATTCTTATGCCTATTGTAATTAACACAATCACTGGCAAGAGCATGGCCGTTCCGCGCCATTACCTAGGCCACCCTGTTTTGGGCGAAAATCTTGTTCTCGCAGAAGACTATGTTCCTGCTGCTGAGGAGAAGGCTGTTGAAGCTCCAAAGAAAAACAACAAGAAGGAGTTTTTTGCTCCAAAGGACAAGGCAATCCTGCCTGAACCTGTAACCGAAATTGAAGAGAATAAGGAATAGAAGATGGCAACTAAAATGCTTCGTCCTAACGTTGGTCTTTATGTAGCCCACAAGGATGCATTCGCTGACTGGACCGCTCCTACACTGAGTGAAATTACTACAGCTGGAACATTCACCTCTGGTGTTCTAACTGCTGGTGTTGTAAACATTTCGCAGGCTGTTACCGACGACTACACGCTAAACCAGACCGCTTCGCAGTCTGACAGCTCACTAAGCATCGTTGACAACGCAACTGTTAACACACCAACCTACCACAGCTACGAGGCTTCGCTAGATGGTTTCGTTCACGAAAACCGTACAGACGACAACTCGTTCAACAACTTCCGTAAACTGTTTGAAAAAGAAGGCGTAAAGTACTTCCTAATCAAGCGTGTCGGTAAGACTCACAACGCAGCTTTTGCTGAGGGTGACGAAATCAGCATCTTTGGTGTTGAGACCGACTTCCCTGTACACATCATTGGTGACGGACAGATGATTCGCCTCGGCGCTCGCTTCCTAACCACTGGTGAAGTTAAGGTTAACGTTGAAGTAGCAGCAGGTACTGCTGGTGCAGGCCCACTACTTGCTTCGTCAATTGGAACCAAGAGCACCTCAAACGGTAAGATCAAGGTCTGGTGGGTTCCAACCGCTAACCTTACAACCGCTGAAGACACTTGGATCAACGCTCCAGACATCACTGACCTAACAAAGTCTGGCAGCCTCGAACTAACCGACGCTATCGCGTGGGATGGTTTTGACCTTGGTTCGACTGACTCGAACAAGATCGAAGACCGAGGAATCGTTGACGAGGGTCTAGTACAGACTCGCGGATTCGCAAACTACAATGCATCACTAACATTCTTCCGCGGTATTACCTCGGAGACCACTGGTGCATACTACAACGCTTACGAGGCTTTCAAGGCTGCAACCGATGGTTCGCGTCCTGAAGGATTCCTTGTTATGCGTGTAGGCTACCCTAAGACTACTGCTGCAGCCGCCACTCAAATCGTGTCGTCTTTCAAGGTCATCGCTGATGCCTTCATGGACAACACTGAGGGTGAAGACAGCGTTAAGTTTATGGTCAACTTCACCCAGCAGGGTAAGGTTGGAGCCAACAAGGCTCTCGTAGCTTAGTAACAGGCTGGAAGGGGGAGAGATTTGCGCCCATTTGCTCTCCCCCTTTCTTCAATCTCTAATGGGTGAAACACTGTTTTAGAAAGGCGCTAAAATGAGCGAAAATATTGACCAAGCTACTGAAGCTTTGGAACTTGTCAAGGAGTCACAGTCGAAGAAGGTTTTTAGCCTTGTCGACGCTATTAAGGGTCGCGCGTATCCGCAGCGTGACGTAACTATCTATTTGAACGCTGAGGCGGCACACCGCCTGCGTGAGCTTGACGAAGTTATGAAAGCAACCACTGATGTTGATGCTTTTGAGGCTTTGCAGGTTGAAGCTAATCAGCTTGCTGAACAGATCAAGTCTAGCGCTATCACTTTTACTATGCGCGGAGTTAATCAGAAGACTGTCGAGCTTGTGCTTGAGCAGACTAACAAGCTGCACAATGTTGCAAAGGACGAGAACCCTACCGAGGTTCCTGGCTGGATGCGCGACTACATTACTACACTTGTTGGCCTAAACATTGTTTCTGTGCGTGACAGTGAAGGTAATGTTGAAGAAGATGTTTTCGATTATGACAAAGCTGAAGAGCTTCGCGTTAACCTTCCGCTCACCGAGTGGAATAAGCTTGTTGAATCTATGCAAGTTTTGACACTTGCTGGAGGATATTTTGACGAATTGACTGATGCAGGTTTTTTACCGAAGTCCTAACTTGGGCACATAACCGTCCTTATGTGACTAAGATTAGGGTTGCCATCGAAAACAAGATCCGTCCTACTGCCATGCTTTTTCATGAGCAGCCGTTTGATCCTTGGACAAAATTTGATTTTCTTTTGCTTGAGGCTTATCAAACTTTGCAGGATGAGACTTGCTCACAGTGTGGCAACCCTATCTGGATTTGTCGTAACGAGAACGCTACCAATGTTGGCTTTAAAATTAAGACTACTGTCTGTTTCGCTAAGGCTGAACTTGAACGCCACAACGAAATGAAAGAGAAGAAGAAGTCTAAGAAAAAGACTTTTGGTGAAAGCGATTATGTAGTTGCTTACACTTACGATGATGGCGACATGCCCTCTCGTAGCTCTTATTTTGCTTATTTGGCCGAGCAAATGCAGAAAGAGCAGGAGACCTAAATAGTGTATAATAGATACATACTTAAGTTAGGTGGATCTTTTGGCGGACAACAATCTCAGTAAAAACGTTAAAATTGGTATTGACGTTGAGCTTAACAAGCGCTCGGTTGATGATGTTACTCGACAAATTGCGGAGCTTTCAAAAAATTCTATTAAGATTGGCGTAAAGAACCAACCCGTAACTGCGGAGCAGTTTAGCGCAAAACTTTTTGAATCTTTCTTCAACAAAAAAAGTCCACTAACTACTAAACAACTTATTGATATTTTGCCAACTGCTGAACTTAAGGCAGCAGCTGGGCAAATGGTTAACATTTTTAAAGATGTTAAAGATCAACTGCGTGATGTTGGTCAGCAAATTAAATATGATAAAAGTTCTGCTCGCTATGTGCAGACTCCACTTGGGCAGGGTCGTCCAACTAAAACTAACGTATACAATGATCGAAATGTAACTACAGCAGACTTTGACAAGCTAGTTCGCGCAGTTAAAGAAGTCAGGGGCCAGGACAAATACTACACTGGCGCAGGTTCCGCTGCTCGTGGCAACATGCAAATCGAAGGCATACGTCAACTTGTGCTTCAGGAAATTAACCAGATTGTTGGTGGCTCAGCTAACGCTGGCGTTAAAGTTTCTGGGCTAGCAAAATACATTTCGCCAAGCCAAGCTGGCATTACAAGAATTGAAGAAAGCGAAGCTGGGCTTACAGCGGTTATATATGATGTTGCTGATGATCTTGAAGGTCTTAGCGATGAAGTTCGCGCAGTTATTTCTGCTTTAAATACCGACGCTGCAAATCTTGCAAAAATACTTGGCATTAGAGTAGCACCTACAAAACTTGATCCACGTGCAGCGTTTGGTGAATTTGATAACACTCAAGTAGAAGACTTGCGCTCATTTTACTCAGCATTGAAAGGTGGTCAAATTAATGGCCAAAAATTTAATCCAAAAGATTTCGCTGATTTTGCACCTGGAAAAGGTGGCTCTATTCTTGTATCCCCAGCATTGCTTGAAACCGCTTTTCAGCGTGTTGTAGAAAAGATTGCCCCTGGCAGCAGGGAACCTGGTTCTGACATTGTTGAAGCTAAACTTGCAGACGCATTGCAGCGTATTGCTCCTGTGCTAGACAAGGTGAACGCTAGTCTTTTTGATGCAAATATAGAGAATCCTAATAGTGGTAGGGTTTGGGGATCTCCAACATCTGCCTACACTCCAGGTGAACTTCCTAGTGGTGCTGCGCCTTATAGCGCAGATTCTATGCGTAAATGGAATAACTTTGGTGCACAAAATCCAGAAGCTATGAAAAAATTTACTGAGCAAGTTCAAAATGAAATCTTGGCTCGAGCAATAGAAGTAGCTGTTGATGCTGAAATAGCACAAATTGAGCAGCTTGCTGGTCAAGATTTTAGTGATGATGATGTGCAGCATGGCATGGGCTACATCATGGATGCTATTAATAATGCAGTTTTTCAATACGAAATGCAACTTGGTCTAAATTATGGTTCAATATTTAGTAGCCTAGGGTCTTCAACTGATCCTAAAATTAATTCTCAAATCGAAGCGTCAAATATTCGTGGAGCATTACAAAAGCCTTATCGTGATTCTGCTACTGGCATGGAAGTTGGTGGACTTGATCCATCTTTGGCTTTCGATTACAACAATAGTATCGCCGCACAAATTAAGTCACGTCCAGAGTTTTTGAAGCAGGCTGGTTATGGTCGAGGAATTCAAGACCTTATGGCTAAAGCTATGGAAACTCTTACTGAAAATGTTGAACAGCAAGCTCAAGAAGCTGAAGCTGAAGTTCCAGCCTATCGCCAAAAGTTTCAAGCAATCTTTGCGAAATATGAAGGCCTAGGTATTGGTGGAGTTATTCGTGAACTTCAGATCGCTATTGACCAAGCTGAGGGTGATGTTTCAAAACTTCTAGCAGGTTTTGATACCGAGTTTGTTGATGCTGTCGCGACACCATTTACTGAAGCTGCTATCAAGCTTAAAACACCTATGGGCGAGATTAGGGATCTTTACAAGTTCTTCCACGCCCCTGTTGGTATGAGTTCTACTGGTTCACGCATGGGTGAAATTTCTGTGAACGAAGCTATGAGAATGCAAAGCCAAGACGGTAAAGCAGGTGCAGCTTCTATAAGTAGCCTTGCGGCAACAGCTCTCAAGTCTGGTTTTGATTTAACTAAGCTTGGACAAACTGGTTCTTCAGATGAACAGATTAAACAAAACCTTGAACTTTACCGCAAAAAGATTACTGGCTTGGATACAGTTTTCTCTTTGCTTAATGATTTAGAAATTGGTGTCGCTGGTAATCAGATGCTATCAGCAGACTTTTCAAGGCTTTCAAGATCTGCAGATACTTTAAATAAGTTTGCTGAAGAGTTTAACCTTGAGCCTACTGTGGTTACTAATTCTTTGCAAAACCTTATTGACGTTTTGCTGGTCACAAGAAAGCTTAAAAAAAGTGGTAGCACCGATTCTGGGCTAAACAATATTCTTGCTTCTATATATGATGTTAAAAAAGAGAAAGAAGTTGCTGGTCTTACATTAACTCAGCTTGCTTCTAAGATTCAGGAAAACTATCCTGGCGCTCTTCCTGGTGTGCAGTTTAATGATGGTAAGGTTCAGGGCATTAATGGCCTACCTCCTCACACAGCTCAAACGGATGCTGCTCTTTCTTTGCTTGTGCACGATTTCTTGAAGGGTATGTTTGCGCAGTATGCTGCAATGTCTTCTTCTCAAGCTAACTGGGCTGGCCCTGGTTATGGCGCTGGTGGACATCTTCTACCATACAGTACTAAGACTAGAGGAAAATATCCTACAGCTTTCGGCAATCCAGCACCATCGCAGCCAGAGCTAACAATTCCAGAAGCGTCGTTCAACGCTCAGGATCGTGCCGCTGCGGCTGCAGAAGTTGTCGCTGTTGAAGCGGTTACTGATGCTCAAGAGAAAAAAACTGTTGCTGAAGCTAAAGCTGTTAAGAGCTTGCGAGAGCAAAGTGATGAAGCTATTGTAGCAACTAAAGAATACAAAAAGCTTGAGCAAACTATTATTGATAGCAAGGTTGCTATTGAAAAGCTTAATACGGTTTTGGCAGAAAACAAGGACCTTTCACGCGAAGAGAAGAGTGCTCTTCTTGTTGAACGCAAAATGTATGCAGAGGCTGCTTATGACGCTAAAGAGGCTCAAGATAAACTTAAAAAGATGGCTTCTGATGTTGTTTCTGAAAAAGATTACCTCAAGGAAATTAGACGCGCCCCTTATGACACTCTTGCTACTCAGCTTAAAACTGGCGGCGGTTCTGCTGTGCGTAATCTTGACAGACAAGTTGTTACAGTTAAGGACGTAAGCGGTGAAGACAAATCTTACGCTGTAGGCGGTGGTGTAGGTGGCGGTTTTGGTGGCGCAGGTCGCCCACCAGGTGGCGGTTATATAACTGAGCGTGGCGGAGAAATGTTCGGCCCAGATCCGAAAAAGACTCGCGACGCTAGCGAGGAAATTAAACGCCAACTTAAAGACCAAGTTGAAGCTTCGCGTGAAGCAGAAAAGGCAACCAAGTCTCTAGTCAGCACATGGATTAGCGGACGCTACGCCCTCTATGACGTTGGCAATGCTTTCCAAAATGTTTCGCAAAACCTTTTCCGTTTCAGCAAAACCATTTTCCAGTTCACTGATGCTTTCCGCAACTATGAAACAGCGTTCACTTCAGTAGATCGTGCAATGCAGCTTCTTGGTGACGAGACGCAGGGCATGGCTGTCATGTTTGTTAAACTTTCAGAGACTATGCCTATCAGCTTTGAACAGCTTACCGCTATTGGTACGCTTGGTGCGCAGATGGGTGTTACTGCTGACGGTATTAAGAACTTTACTGAAGTTGTTGCAAAGTTCTCATCCGTTACTGGCATTAGCGCCGAAACTACTGCACAAAAGTTTGGTCGTATTGCTGAACTTGCAAACGTAGATTATGCACAGTTTGAAAACCTAGGTTCCGCTATTGCTTATGCTGGTGTTAACGCTGTAGCTACAGAATCTGAAATTCTTGCACTTACTGAATCTATCGCTGCAGTTTCCGAGCAGGCTGGTTTTGCGCCTGACGAAATTGTCGGTCTATCGACAGCTATCGCTTCGCTGGGTATTGCTCCTGAACAGGCTCGTGGTGTGTTTACTCGTGTTTTTGCTGACATTAACCGAGCTGTAAGTCGTGGAGGCGCAGAGTTGCAAAACTTTGCTAAGATCGCTGGCATGAGTTCTGAAGAGTTTAAAGCTACATGGTCTGACCCTGACGGCGGTGCTTCTAAAGCCTTCCAGTCTATGCTTGCAGGTTTGAAAGCTACAGGCAACATGACTAAAGCTTTTGACGCTTTGAACATTACTGAGACTCGCGAAGTCAACACTTTGACTCGTCTGGCTGAAAACTTGGATGTTGTGCAAAACTCGATGAGCGACGCTAGCACAGCTTTTGAGGATGCAACATTCTTGGGTGATTCGTTTGAGAAGACTGTAGATAATCTTGATTCTAAGATTATCCTTTTCCAAAATAACTTCAAATCTGCAATGCAATCGATTTCGCTAAGTGCCGCATCTGGTCTTGGCGCTATTGTAGATGCTGGTTCTTATGTGTTAAAGATTTTCAAGAATATTGCCGATGACAGTATTCTTGGTCCGCTAATGAATTTTATTTATGCTACTACAACTATTGCTGGTGCTTTTACTGGAGTTGGTGCTGTAATCTCTAAGGTGCTTGCACAGATTTATGCTTTCCGAGTCGCGATGGTAAATACAGCGAATGACCCTAACATTGTTAGTGGACTTGGTGGATATATTAAAAACCTTTCTGGTTTTGGTTCAGCTCTTGTAGAAGACCACACAGGGCTAACTGCCTTGAATGGCAAAATGGGTGAACTTAAAAATGTTACTTTTGGTGTTAGTGAAGCTTGGTCTAAACTACGCGGAGATACTACCAAGGTATTTTCTTCTTTACTTGAAGAGAGCAATATTTATCTATCTAGCGGTTCTGCATTATTTGCCGCAGCGCCAAAACCAGAAGATACTGGAAAGTCTTTCAAAGACATTGGTGAATCAGGTCGTGCGAAATATGCCAGAGATGAAGCCCAGGCTGTAGCACGTGTTGTTGAGAATCGTAAGCAACTTTTGCAAGTCATGGAAGATCAACTTCCTTGGGATGAAGCAAACAGGGCAGCATCTCTTGCGACTCTTGAGGCTGCAAAAGCTGAACAGATTTACATTTACACAACTAAAGATGGTATTAAGGCTGTTGATCTTGACACCCAAATGAAGTTGAAGAATGCCACAGCTGCAGAGATTGAAGCTAGCGCAGAGTTGAAAGCTGCTCAAGCAAACATTGCAAATGCTCAAGCAAATAAAGCTGGTGCTGCAGCGATTAATACACAAACAAAGGCGCAGTCTTTAGCCTCTAAGGGCGCTTTAGGTTTCGGAGCAACAATTAGCGCAATGCTTGGACCAATATCGATTGCTATTGCAGCTATCACCCTTCTTGTTATGGCTTATGAAGCTATTGCAACAGCTATTGAAGAAGCCAACACTGTGCACCTATTCGAAGACCAGGGCGGCACAGCGGCAATCCGCGAAGCAATCTACAAAGACACTCAGGCTTGGAAAGAAAATGGCGAAGCAATCGCAACTGCCACTTCTAAAGTTGTTGATAATAGAAAAGAGATCCCTGCTTATAAAACTGCTTTGACTGCAGCCGCTAAAGGCCAGGAAACTTTAAAGACAGCAACTGAAGATGCTACAGATAAGATTGAAGAGCAAACTCTTGCTATTGGTCAAAACACTAAAGAACTTTTAGCTAAAGCTCTTTACGAGAACAAAGAAATTCAGGAAGCCTTTAACAGGTATCCAGAGATTTTCTCTACCATTGAAGCTGCTGGCATTAATGTTTCTGGCTTGCTTGAAAGAATGCTTGATCCTAATGTTTCTGGTGATGAGTTAGTTGCTGAACTTGAGAAAATAAAAACCACAGTCAACACGACAGATCCTATAGCTTTTACAAATGCTTTGAGTATTTTGCAGCAAGCAATTAAAGATACTAAAAATGGTATTGATGATGCTTTGTCACAGAGTAAACTTGTTAGCAGTATTAGAAAAATGCTTGGACTGGCTGAAAATCTTGATGACACCGTTGATGGCGTTGGTGCAACTGTGCGAACAGTTATCGACTATGCTAACGATTTGTCTAGCGTATTTGAACGTATTCAACAGATCAGCCTTGAACGTTTAACTGCACGTGACACTGTTATTAATGGTTGGCGCAATATTCGAGACGCTGCAAAGGCTGCTCAACAAGCAGTTAAGGATGCCAACAAAGAGATCAATGACTTAAGTGCAGACCAGGCGATGCTGCAATATCAGTATGATGTTGCAAAGCGTTATGGTGATGAGCGTCGTATGGCCATTTTGCAAGGCAAGATGACAGCTAATCAAGAGAAACTTGCTGATGCAACTAAGGCTCGTAATGAGGCTGAAGATCAGGCTAGCATGACTCTTGTTGGCAGCTCTAAGGCCGCTATCGCTAATCGCGCAACTCTTAGTGGAATGGTTGATGGTTATCAGAATTATGTGCTTGCTCTTGTTCGCGCTGGCGTTAAGGGTAAGGATTTGCAGGACGCTGTTGATAAAGCTAAGGATAGTTTTATTAAAAATGGTGAAAGCGTTGGCTTCTCTAAGGATCAGCTTGATAAGTATGTGAACATGTTTGATGAGTTCTTGAAGGCTGTAAAGAAAACTCCACGCAATGTTACGATTGAGTTTATTGCGGAAATGTCTGCCGCAGATAATGCTTTGCGTGAGTTTATCGCTAAGGCTAACTCTTCTAAAGCTACCGTTAAAATTGATGCTGAATTGCCAGATTTGGGTGGAGCTAATCCTTCCGCTAACGTTGATGCAAACGGTAAGCCAATCCTTTACGGAGACCCTCGTTTTGTCAAACCTGGAATCCCAGGATCACCAACAAACGGCTCTTTCATTCAGGGACCTGAATGGTTTAAGTCTGATACTGGAGCAACGATCAGCCCTGAACTGGCAGCTAAGGGCCGCGAATGGGGTTCTAAATACTCACCAAGAGTATTGCAAGAGCTTTTAAAAACTTGGGATCCTGCTTTTGGTTTTGAAGATAACATAAACACTAATGAAGCTTTCGCCTCTGCTGTAAAGCTAGGGTTAGCTAAAACTACTGGAAGACCTGTAGATAACCAGATGGGCCTATTGACATGGTTGAAATACTTACAGTCAATCCAATGGAATAAAAAAGATTCTCCTTATTTTGCTACTGGTGGTTACGTTTCTGGACCTGGCACTGGCACTAGCGACAGCATTCCAGCGTATCTTTCGAATGGTGAATATGTTATAACTGCTAAAGCAACATCGGCTTACGGTGCAGACTTTATGAATGCGCTTAATCAGCAGCGTGTAACATTTGCACAGCCACAAACGTTTGCGCAGAATAGCAATAACAGCCCAACAATGGTATACTTGTCTCCAGAGGATCGTGCTCTTCTTCGTGCGGCTGTTGACCGCCCAGTGGAACTTTACACTGAGAACACTAAGATTGCACAGTCCGCAAATGCAGGCAATCTTATTCTAGCTCAAAGGGGTATGCGTTAATGGCTACTGGGGTATATTTCGGTAACGGAAGTTCACAGCAGTGGATTAAAGCCCCCTCTTCGGGGCTGAACGCCTCACCTGTGGGCTGGTCATCGACTCAGCAACTGTTGAATGGTGGAGCGTTTGTGAAGCGTTCTCGCGCCTCTCACCGCGAATTCAACATGAACTGGCTTGGTTCGCTAAACTCTACAGAGACTAGTTTGCAAACCATTAAAGACTATTATGATGGCATTTATGGTGATGGGCCTTTCTACTGGCTTGACCCTTACGCCATGACTAGCAACATTATGCCTCCGCAATGGGCTGCCCCAGGGATCGCTGAAAAAGATTGGTCAAAACTTTCTGCAACTATCACTCCAACTTTTGCTGCTGCAGCTTACAATAATAACTACCCTAAACGTCGTGCAACATATTCGCTAACGTCTGGGCATGCTGACACTCGCAAACTGACTATCATCATCCCAACTGGATACACTTTCCATTTCGGTTGGCACGCAACTGCGTCTGGTGTTTCAGCAGCAACTTCTGCTGGTGTGCGAATCATTCCTTACAACCTTTCTAACGTTGCTCAAACTGCTGTAAACCCAAGCAGCTTACTTGCTGGTGGCACTACAAGAACTAACCAAACTTTTGCAGGTTCAAGCTACTCTAAAGTTGAGATCTTTATTGCTAACGGTGGTGGAACAACTGCTTCATTAAATATTGTTGCAATGATCGGACAAGTTCTGCCGACTGGAACTAGCGTAGCTTCTGGCGGCTTCCTTGCCGGCCGAGGCACTACAGGGCTAGAGTTTGGCAATCCGCCAACTATTGAATACTATTCGGCTAACATCAACAATGGCCAGGTAGGTATGAGCACCAAGTTTATCGAGGTGTAACATGGGCTTTAAGGTAACTAACGACGGAACTTCAGGTTCTATCATTGATGGCACAATCTTCTCATACAGCTACGACGAGCAAGCAACTTCTATCACGCCAACTTCTTTGGATGGTGGTTCTGGTTCTGTCAGCTTTTCAGCTATCGGCACTTCAACAAACAAGACTGGCTCGACATACGTTAACAGCCTGTTGCTGATTAACAACAATATGACGCTCACAGATGATGATCGCGGCTCTGTCAGCTTCAAAGTCAAAAGCAGCAACTTAAACAACTCTGACGTTGTAAGCGTAAGTGGCGAAACTTCACAACGCAACTTGAACGTTATCCGCAGAGCAGCACCTTACACTGGCACAGTCGCTGGAGCTTTACTGTATTACACTGGCCTATGCCCTAAAGACAGCACCGCTCCAATCTATTTTGACGATAGCTTATCCACTTTGCTTGCCGCTATTCCAGCGGATTATCTTGGCTGGGAAGACAACGTTTGGAACAAGCTTAAAGAGCTGTGTGCTGTAACTTTCGTCACCGTTTCTGGAGTTAAAAGAAACATTGAACTTTACTACACCAATAGTGAGCTTCATGTCCGTCTAGCAAACAAAACTGCAGTAACATTAGACAGTGTTGTTTCAGAATCTTTTTCAGTAAACGCTGACAGGACTGCTCAAAGCTTTGAAATAAGTCTTTACAAGACTGATTATGCTGCAAATAAAGTTTTTTACGAAATCGCAAATATTGATGGTAGCCTACCTAAGAAGGAAAGGTTTAAGTCGACTATTCAAAGCTCGATGGCTGTTCAGGCTGGAGAGACTGTGCGCCAAAGATTTAAAATCAATGCTACTCTTTCTGGTGTTTTACAGCCTGTGCTTGTTGAAGCCATCACAGATAAGCTACCTAACGAGCCTTACACTGGTACTACTGGCCAGTATGTAATCATGGCTGATGATGGTTTGCCTGTTGTTCCGCAACAATGGCTTGATGCTGGCGGTAGTTTAACTGTAAGCCTTAATGACGAAAATGGTGAGCCTTTAGAGGTTGGCGAAATCGAAATCACTCTTGTTGGCCCCCCTGAAGACTTCACTGGTAGGATCGATCCAGAAACTGGCGAAGAAGTTAAAACCACATCATATGCTGTAGGTATTGAGGATATTTACCCCGCTATTTGGATTGTTGGAACTGGCACATTTTACGAGCTAGAGAAACACAAAATTGTTAGTGGCGCAGCAAACACTTTCAACGCTGACGAATCAATCACTGCCATTGAAAACATTTTCATCAATGACGTGAACACTTTATATAATGCTGGAGTTAAGGCGGCGCAGGCTGCTTGTGGGCCTGCTGTTGATCTTTCGGTTACAGCATCAGACCTGACCGACTTTGGCGCGCTTATTGGTGGTGTGCTGACTGAAAGTTCAAACAAGTACAGGATTACTTCTGTAACACATTCGCAAGATTCTATAAATGTTACAGCTTCTGCTGGTGCTGCAACATTTGCACAGTTTGATACTATTTGGTCTGGCAAAACTTTTGCCAACTTTGCGCCAGCTTTAAAGTTCAACGAGTTTACTGTTATACCATTATTGGAGGCTAACTAATGGCAAATAAAGTTTTCCCTAAAAATAATCTTCCACCTCAGTCAACTTTCTGGGGTCGCGAAGTTGAAAAAAGAATTAAAGATTTAGAGTCTGCTAACGCTAACGCTAAAACATCAATAACAAATAGTAGCAGTTCTTCTCGTGTGGCCTCTGCATCTTTGAGTGCTTTATGGGCTAGAGTTGTTGTTCTTGAAGCTGGCGGTGGAACTACAGGTTCTGGCGGCACTTACACACACACCCAAACAAGCCCTGATACTGTGTGGACCATAACACACAATTTAGGTTACAACCCTAACGTCACTATTATTGATGCTGCATTAAATAACATTGAGGGAGATATACAGTATAATAGTATTAACGAGCTTACAATAACTTTTAGCGTATCTGTTTATGGAACAGCATACCTTTCTTAAGGAAGATGAATGTCAAAGAAATTTTTAACTAATATCGATTTGAGCCAGAATCAACTCGAAAACGCTCGCGTTCAAAACTCGACAACAGCCCCATCAAGCCCAGTCACTGGACAGATTTATTATGACAATAACTCTGGCGTTAACCGCTTGAAGGTTTGGAATGGCACTTCATGGATTGCTTTACTTTCTGACGCAAGCGGTCTAAATAGCCTTGGCACTAACGGTGGCAATTATGACATGGCAAACTTTAAACTTACTGGCTTGGCAACGCCAACTTCTAGCGCAGATGCAACAACAAAATCTTATGTAGACTCCGCTGTATCAGCAGCAAAACAGGGGTTAGATGTTAAAGACTCTGTTTTATACGCAACTAACTCTGAAAATATTGATCTTAGCGTTTTAACTGTTGCTACTATTGATGGGGCATCAAGAACATTGACTGATGGCCAGAGTGTTCGTGTGCTTCTTAAAAATCAAAGCATAGCTTCTGAGAATGGTATTTATGATTATTCTCGTAGTGGAACAATATATAGTTTTACAAGATCTTCTGATGCTGATACATCGGCAAAAGTCACTTCTGGAATGTTTGTTTTTGTTGAGTCTGGAACTGCCAACGCTGACAGTGGATGGATTTTGACAACCGATGGCACAATCACTCTAGATACTACATCTCTAACGTTTACACAGTTTACTGGCGCTGGGCAAATTACTGCTGGCGCAGGTATGACAAAGACTGGCAACACTCTCAACGTCATTACCGCAAGCACTAACAGAATTGTTGTAAATGCTGACAGCATCGATCTAGGTCAGCCAACAATCACTGCCACCTCTACCCCTGCTGCAACGATTGTGCAGGATATTACAGTTGACGTTTATGGTCGCGTTACAGCTTACTCAGAAGTTACACGCAAATTTGCACAAAGTAATCCGTCACCAATCACGCCTTCATCTAACCTTGCAACATGGACTGTAACACACAACTTGGGAACAACTGATGTTATTGTTGCGGTTTATGAAGTTTCTACTAGCCGAAGCATTGAAGTTGATGTAACAATCACTAGCACTAGCGTGGTAACTTTGACTTGGAACACCCTAAATAACAACACTATTTCTAGCGGCGTGTATAAGGTTGTTGTGCTATCCTAGTACTAGGAGGATTGGATAATAATGCCACGCAAAGTTTTAACACCCTTAGATATGACAAGCATCCCAACTGGGACTGCGCCGCTAACTTTAACTTCAACTACAGCAATAACTAATCTCAACGCTGATTTGCTTGATGGAAAACATGCTACTGATATTGAAAACACTAATTATGTTATTAATGGCGCTTTCGATATTTGGCAAAGAGGAACCACAAGCCTGGCGACAGCAACAAATGCTTTAACTGGCTTCACTGCGGATCGCTGGCAATTATGGCGAGGCTCTTATGCAGCAGGCGTGACTTGTTCACGACAAACAGTATCATCAGTAATCCCAGGTATACAATACTCTGCGCGTGTTCAAAGAACTTCTGGAAATACAGGTCTTACCACTATCAACTTTTCTAATGGGTTTGAAACAGTAAACTCTATTGCACTTGCTGGAGATGTTGTAACTTTAAGCGCCTGGATTAAAGTTGGAGCTGATTTTAGCGGTGGAACAATCCTGATGCGAGCAGTGTCTGGAACTGGAACAGATCAAAGAATTTCGTCAACTTACACTGGCGCAAACACTTTCTTGTCTTCAACAATTACACCAACTGCATCATTTGTTAGATACACTGCAACAGCAACGATACCATCAACCGCTACACAGGTTGGTATATATTTTCAATACACCCCAACAGGAACAGCTGGCATTGATGACTGGTTTGAAGTTGCTGGCGTTCAGCTTGAAGTCGGTAATATAGCATCGACTTTTAGGCGTAACGCCCAAAACTATGGTGAAGAGCTCGCATCATGCCAGAGATATTTTCAACGCATTGACGGTACTACCGCATTTTATGGATTTGGAGCTGGTTCTGGAACAACAGTAACATCAATTTTTGTTCCAATCTCTGTTCCTTTTAGAGTTGCGCCAACTTCAGTTTCCACTTCTGGCTCTGATATTGTTGACGGTGCTGGAAACTCGCTTCAAGTTACAGCTCTTGCGCTTGGAACATGCACACCAAACACTGTTGTGTTAAATGCTACGCACGTACTTAATGATACTGCCAACAGGCCATATTTTATAAGACTTGGAACGTCTTCATATGTTGAATTGAACGCGGAGATATAATGAAGCAGGAAATAATTAAAATAGTCGATCCAATAACACGTTTTGACACTTATCATTATGTTGTTACAATGGATAATGGACAAGTAACGTCTTATATTCTTTCTGGAAATAATCTTTCAGACTCTTTAATCTCTTTGGGGTTTTCTGAAGAGGATGCCGAAAATTTGATTGGAGCACTAAATGCCTAACACAACTAACCACAGTATATATTACCCAGACTCAGCAACAAGCATTTCACCACTAGAGTCTGTGTTTAGCACATTGGCTAGCAGTACCGAAACCGCTTTAAACAATATCGATTCAGATATTCAAGCTGTGCAAGATGATGTAGACACTAAAGCAACTGCTGGTGAGCTTGGTGTGCCATTCCGCATGGCTGCAGGATCAGGTAGCGATGGAGCTGCACTACCAGACGGAAGCTCGGAAACTTTCAACATCACCTTCCCTGTGGGCCGTTTCAGCTACGCACCAATCGTAAACGCAACATCCACATCTGTAAGATATACTTTAGCAGTAAGCTCAATCACAACATCAGGTTTCACTCTAACTGTGCGCAACAACTCTGGCGCAACAGGAACAACATACTCCTACTACTGGACCGCTACGCAGATGCTTATCGGTTCAGCAGCAGGCTAATAAATAGGTAAGGAAAAAATAATGGCAAAAACTCAATGGCCAATTGATGGCAAATTCGGGGCAGACTTTAAAACCACTTCAGAGTTTGGTTGGCGAGTAGACCCACTAGGTCGCGCACCAAAAAAGCACCACAACGGTGTAGACCTCTGGGGTGCAGCTAACACAATCTATGTAGAAGCATTTCACGATGGCAAGGTTATTTTCGCTGGCCCATCAAAGCGTCGCAAAGAAGATGGTTCAGTTGGAGGCTTCGGCTACCACGTAATCATTGCTCACAAGATCAATGGCAAGTTTTACACCTCATGCTACGCTCACATGCGCGAAGGCTCACTAAAGGTTAAGGTGGGCCAGAAGGTTACAGCAGGCACAGTGCTCGGTGTTATGGGAACAACTGGCGACTCTACAGGCAAGCACTTGCATTGGGAGATCTGGCAGGGTAAAACTCATGGCTGGTCAGCTGACGGTAAAGGTTTTGTTGACCCATTCGAGTTCTGCAAGGCTCTAATCTTGTCAGAACGTGCAGCAGCGAACGCTCACAAGGCAACACCTGAAGACGCTCCTGTAGCTGCCGCTCCTTCACATTCAGGCGGAAATGCAGTAACAACTGCTAAAGCTGAATAGGTTATAATAGTTTATAGATTAAAAACGGCGAGAATAGGAAATTATGCGAGAGCGTATTAATGAAATTTTGGCCGTCGTGGGGACTTTGGCCTGGCGAGGCTTTGGTGTTTTTCTTTTCATTCTAGGTGGAGCTGCAGGTTCGGGTGCTGTAATTACAGGTAATCCTATGACTGGTATCTTGATTGCTTGGGTAACTCTAATGCTCGGTATTATCGGTGCAGTAGGTTACGCCATTGCGGTTACTGGTTCAGTGACAGTGGCTGATGTTGCTAAGGCAACTCAGGATGCTGTTCAGAAACACATTGAGGATAAAGAAAAGTAATGTCCGAACAATCGCCAGAACTATATGTAGCACTAGGTAGACTTGAAGAGGGGATGCGCTCGGTGCGTGAGTCGCAGGAACGTATGGAAAAAAAGATCGATGCTCAAGATAATCGCATTAACGAGATTGAACTTGATGTTAAAGAACTGAAAACTCAAAGAACTAACAAGTCTAATACTATCGCTTTATGGTTGGCGATTGCGGCAATTGTTGTGTCGTTGGTTACAAGTTTTCTGCCATAGGTAGGATTATCCCGACAAAAAATAAAACCCCCCAAGCTGAATGCTTAGGGGGTTTTGTTTTATCTAGAATTTACGTTGATACTGTAACGTTGGCATGTTTCACAGTTTTTAAAGTTGCATGGCCTGTCACAGTGTTTGCAGTAAAAGAATTCGCTATCTTGACCAAAGCCTGAAACGTTTTTGTCGCAACTACAAACTAATGTTACAGCGTATTCCTCGTTAGTTTCTTCGTCGAAGAAAACTACAACGTATTCAGGATCTGCTTGTCTTGGAACCTTGAAGTTTCGGTCACTACCCAACTCGCCATTCCTGGCTTCGTGTCGTGGCCCGAAAATTCTTTGAAATAGTGGCTTCCACCATCTATTGTTGGACATTGAACCCATAGAGTGTTACCCCAATCTTCTTGTGCGTCGTGATGAAAATGGTGTGTTACTAGCACATCGGCTGCTCCTACAGGGTGACGGTTTGCTGCCATAGTTTTGAACCAGTTGAACACTTTATTGCGCACACCTGTTCCTCCGCCGCGACCGTAGACATCACCATGAGTTAAACCGTATGTCCAGCCTTTAATGCTTGTAGCCATTGACACTTCTTTTTCAGCGATCTCAAATGAGACGTGCTGGAATCGTTTATCGTTTTCGCAGGCTAGTTGCGCCATTTCAAACACTAGAAGATCGTCATTGTCACCAATTTCGGTTCTGTTGCCTGTGATACGGTGTTCGCCATGGTTTCCTGGGACTACAACTACTCGCACCGTTTTAAACATTGGTGCAAGTTTAGTGATGCCTGTAAGGATTGCTGCGACTGTGCCACGTATCTGTTCGCGTCTATTGCGGTCGATGCCGAATGATTGTTGTGGATAGATTACACATCCTTCAATCATGTCTCCACCACCCAAAATAACAAGTTCGTCAAGTTCACGCCCGATAGAGCGTAGCTCTGTAACTCGCGCTTCTGCTTGTTCGAATGCTGTGTTTAGGCGTTCGATTAGTGCTTGCGTTCCGCCACCCTCTTTTTTACCTAACTGCCAGTCAGCCCAGTCAAGCACGAAAGAAGATTTGACAGCTTTATTGTTGCTAATAAATTTCTTGTCGTTGCTGTTGAGTTCCTTCAAGAAGTTAACTGCATCGAAGTCGATGTCTGCGTTTTCTTGTTTGCGTTCGATAGCGAAAGAGTAGCTGTGTTTCCACAGCATAGTGTTGAGGTCGCGACTCCAATATTCTTTGTGCGATTCGCGGATCACTCCACGTATTGCAACCTTTTCAGGGTCGTGTCCGAATTGTTCTAGGATAGCTTCTGGTGACATGTCGCTTAGTCCGCTAGCGATTAGGCCAGTGTTCCAAACGCCAGTGTTGCCATTCCATTCGATTGATTGCGTTTCTTGTTCAAACATTTTGTTGTCTGTAGTTTTTGGCACATGAATGCCCATACATTTAGTTCTATGTTTGTTTACTGTTGTGCGACCGATATCGAATTTGCTTGCAATATATCTGCTCGATTTTGTGAGCAGCATTGCTTGCAGTTCTTCATTCGGTAGCATTGTGCAGAGTTTACATTGACTCATTTTTGCCCCTTTATTTGTCTAGGTTAATTCCATTTACCCATGCTCGTCCAGCGCTTCCACCCCAAGCGTCCCACGCTACGCGCCCTGGGCTTGGGTAGCCTTCTTCGCCAGCGTTGAATCCTTTAGCTTTACGGTCTACTGCGTGACGTGCGAAGTATGATTTCATTCTAGCCACAGTGTCTCGGCTTACTGGGCCACCTGATGCTAGTTGTGATGCGCGTCTGCGACCGACCGATGTAAAGCCTGAACCTGCTTTACCGTCAGCGATCCATTTTAGTGCGCGTTTTGCAGCGTTTCGTACGCCCTGTGGTGGTCTATATTCTGTAGCCATTAGTTTTCCTTGTCCCAAAGCCATTCAATAGTTGGCTGATGATTTATCTTCACTAAGTAAATTATAGCGTGTCTTATCGCATCGTTAGCGTGTGGCTTCGCGACTTGATACATGCCGATCTTTTTAAGCTTCTCATCTGGGCATAAAACTTTAGCAGATGGTTGCTGATATGTTAGGCTTTCGCTGAAAGGCATCAACGCTTCTAACGCTCCGATAATGTACACTGGCGAAAGGTCTGGCATTTTAACTCCAGGCCTTAACGTGAACGATTCGCATACAACTTTTTCGTGTTTAACGATCCGTTCTCGTATCGCAAGTACACCTCCAAGGCCACCAGCCTCTTGCCACGCCTCTTTAAGTTCAGGCCTGGACTCTGGAGTGTATTCTATGACGCAAAAGCCTGTAGTGCCACCTGGGTCAACTCCAAGTATTTGAGTCATTTTTTTTAACCTCTTGTGTTAAGTGTTGCAAATATTGCCAGCACTGTTTCGCTAGAGGATCACGTTGACCACTAGCCCATCTGTCTGAATGAAACTTGACAGCTGCAGGGTCAGTAACAACCTCAGCATAATTCGCGTTCTTAGCGTACAAGTTTTTCATCCTGCACCAACTTTCTACTAATCGCTGACTGGCTAATACCAGTCAACTTTGATACCATTCCTTGACTTGTTCCAGATTCTAGCGCTCGCAGAACCGCATTATAGTTCACACGTTTGCGTTCTTTACTGAACAATGCTTCGCGAAGATCCTCAAGGCTTGTCGGATTAAAGTTACCGCCAGACTTGTCACTCTTCTGCACGTAACCACCAAGAATGTTGTGGCTTATTTTGTTGCCACAAATCTTAGCCATCTGGCGGTTAGAGAACAGGTCATATTCTGACAGTTCCTGTAATCTTTCGATAAGGAGTTCGCGACTAATCTTTTCAGCATTGTCGCGAATCCATATCGCTTCATTTATTGCTTGTAATCTGTGTATCTGTTCAATCATCCTATTAGCTCCAAAAATACTTTATTACCCTCAACCACACTGTGTAGTCTGGCCTGTGACTGCAAAGCTTGCACCATTTCGTCAAACTCTCGTTTACGTTTATTGCCAAACTTTTTGTACGCTTCTTCATAACGCATGCGTCCACCCTTGCCAAGAATAACGGTTTCAAGGTTGTCAACTTCTCTCTGCCATTCGGATGCGGAGATTGCGCCAGCCATGCGTACAAGGTTGGCGAACCATTGTTCACCATACTTGATAGCGATAAGGATGTGCTTCTCTTCAACCTTTTCTGAACGGTCGTACATTGCAAGTAGCACTGCACATTTCCAGATAGACAACGCTAGACGCTGACGTGACGGTTCGATAGATTCCTCGTTGTGGTGTCCTGTAGTGTAGTCACCCATCTCCCACTTGAATCTGTTGAACCGTACCAGAGCCTGCTCAGTCATAAACATTGGGCGAGGAAAAGGTCCACCCTTTTTCTGCCAATACAATGCTGACGCATTCAATGAACGAACCAACTCTTCCATCTCTTCATCTCTGACACGAACTTCATCTTCTTCTGCTTGTTGCAGATCTTCGCTTTCACGTGTGCGCCCTGGCGCATCCGCTACAACGTAAATGAAACGTGCAAGGAAGCCTGAACGGAAATAGTCGATAGTCAATGTTTCCGCAACTTTAGAAGTAATACCCATAAGATACATGATAAAGTTTGTTTCGGCACGTTCCGTTTGCAACGCTTTAACACCGCTGGCTGCGCCTGTAGAACGTAGCATGACTGGAACACGCCCATCATATAGTTCAGTGTATTGGTCAGCAGCTGCAGCCATATATGTTTTGGTTACAAACTCTTTAAACAGACCCTGCACTTCATCGCGATGGAATAGTGAAGTCATTTTGTCACGACCTGACAAGTGTTTCACTAGTGCTTCACCTGTAGCGTTCGAACCGATGTCGATCTGGTAGCCTGCATACTTTTCGTAAGCGGTTAACATTTTCAACATTAGGCTTCGGCTAGTTGACTTTCGGCTTCTAGTAGTTTCGCCTAATAGCATGAACCAAAGGTTCAAACCCATGCGACCATACTTTGGCACAGCACAACCAATGTCTGAGAATACTGCAGACAGCATTGTGAATGCTGACGCTTCTTGGTATTGCACTGCGCCATCGGTTTTCTTTGAAGCCCACGAAACGTATTCATCAATAAAGGTGCGCTCGTTGCTCAACAGTTTACGCTCTTCGAACGTTAGAAAGTCGATAGACTTCTCAACATCTTGAGGGTCTTCTTCTAGCGGTTCGATAGTGAGTGTTGGTTGTGCGAAACTTTGAGCAGCACGTTGCACTTCACGCCAAAGATCACCGTCAGCGTCTGAACGCTTCGGGCGGTTAGGCGAATGATACTTGTTGCATTTAGCGTTCTTAGCGACAATGAACACTTCCTCAGCGGTTAGGCCTTGACGGAAAAGTTCTAGTTCTAGTTTCCACAACATTTTTGACAGGTCAGCGCCAGGAGTTGGCTCGTCAATATATAGCGACAAGATTTCACGATTGCTTGACACCTTAGCCAACACTTTAATAATCTCTGGAGTGTTCTCTGGTAGTGGCGCGTTCGATAGTTCTAGCACTTTATCAATCTCAACATCAGCATACAATGCTTCAAGTTCGTCGATAGTGTAGATTACGCCATTAGACTTGCCAACGACTGGCTGGGCCTGACCATACTTCATGTTTGAAGTGCCAGGGATGCGCAACAGTTTAGTTGGATTCCATCCTGAAACGTCACAGCCTTGGTCTCGGTGTGCGTAAGCGATACGCTTCGCGAGGATTGCTACACGATGCGGTTCTTGCTCACCGTCAAGCAACCAATAGGCGTGCCAACGATCCTTAGAGGTCTCCACCACGATTGATGGTTCAATTCTAAAGTTGTCAGGGTTGCAAGTGTCAGCGTCAGCGTAGACTGCTGAGACGCTCTTAGCGTTCTCGCGAATGCGACGCTCTTCATAATATAGGATTGGTGAAAAATATACGTCTTCGTTTTTGTATTGACGTGCATATTCTGCCATCTCGTCTACCTCGTCTGGGTAGCTGAAAAACTTTTGCACAGTTGGAACGCCACGACCGTCTTTAGTCACAACAGTTGCGTATCCTGCGCCATGTCCTAGTACTGTTTCTAGGAAGTCTTTAATCTCCATTTGTTTTCCTTTTCTCCTTATTGCTGCCCCTGCTGGATTCGAACCAACAACCTTAGAGTTAACAGCTCTCTGCTCTGCCATTGAGCTAAGGGGCAATCGAGCCCCAAGCAAGAATCGAACTCGCGACATCCATATTACAAGTATGGCACTCTACCAACTGAGTTATTGGGGCATTGTGCCCTAGCAAGGAATCGAACCTTACCCGACACGTGAAAGGAGATAAAACGTGTCAACCATTTAGGGCGTGTGAGCAGTTTTACATCATGCTCAGGATTACCCGATTTAGGCCCAGAGATCGTCAGACGATGCTGGAGCCTTTGCTGTGACAGCCGACAGTAGCGACTCCACACTTGCGGATGAAGTGAAGCCAGAGATGTTATTCTCCTGCCCACCATCCTGACTTGGAACAACCTTAACCTTGATGCCTAGGCTCTTGCCCGACAACTCGTTAGGGGTTGGAATGGTGAAAGGCTCGCCAGGCTTCGGTTCGTAACCGAGTGCCTTGAAGAACGCAACCGTCTTCCATGAAGCCTTACCTGCGTAAAGCGGAACGTAAGTGAACAGACGACGGTTCGAGAACTCACCCTCTGCTACCTTGAACTGAACCTTGAACTGATCTTTACCAGCGTTTTCGCCGTTCTTGACCTGAACAATTTCTACCTCAAACACGTTAGCGACGTAAGTGCCCTCTGGTAGTGGTGCGTAGTCTGATGAACCAAAGTCGTTGGCTCCAAAAGTCATACTACTCATATTTTTACTTTCCTCCATTGTTGATAGCGGTAATGATTTTTTTGATGCTAGGGTCAACCATTTTAGGTGGTAGACCGAAACGGTTTCCTGTCACCATACGGTCCGAAGACTGCAAGTAAAGCACACGATGGATGTTACCCTCGTTGTCGCTTTCAGCGGTCATGTAACCGATAATGTCAGGGATGGCTGGCAACGTGTTAGATGCCGAACCTGGCAACATTGGTACAGTCTTTACTGCACCTGTCTGGTCGTCCTTTTCATCCTTAGCGTGTGCTACAAGGATTGCTAGGAACGGTGACGCGTGAAGTTTGCGAGTAATATCCGTTACCCACTCTTTCAAGTCGCCCCATTTACCGAACTTGTTGTTACGGTTCTCTGGCTTCTCGCCAAAGAATTTCTCTGCACGATCCATTGCCACGCCGAGCGTGTCAACAATCACAGTCTTGTATTGGTGTTCTTTCGAAACCAAGTCGTTAAGGATTGCATCCAACTGTTCGTGACTGTTAACGCTCATAACGTCAACATCTTTCCAATCTCGTGCAATAGCCGATGAACCACCCTCGGTATCGATAACTAGTACAGGCGACAGTTCCTTAATTTCGGATGCGCTCGCGGCTAGCCACGACTTACCACGCTTTGGGTCTCCGTAGAGAAGAATGGTTTTAGGGGTTTGGTGTTGTGATGCCTTGGTCACATGTTTGAGCCATGGCAAGTTAGCGAATTCGCTCATTTATTTCTCTCCTTAGTGCTGGATATCCATTGTAACATATTCAATGTTACAGGTCTTTTAGCGTGTCGCGACGGATGTCCGCCAAGAACGAAAAAGTTTGTGTAACTCTGTAGCCTGCGTGAGCAAACCATACAGCTGCTAGGCTGAACGCTGTAAACTTCATCCACGCGGTTTGCAAATCGAAACCGAACATGAAGAAGATCCCAGCGATAATAAGCCTAAACACTGTTGCAGCAATCATAGCGACCTTAAAGACCGCAATATCTCTATGCATTATTCTCCTCAAAAACTTTACAATTGAAACAATGCGCTTCTTTAGCAAACGCATCAGGGGTTTCCCCAGACTGCAACCTTGACCAAATATTTTCCAACCTAGTCCACATTCCTACAGCAAACTCTTCACTATAAGGAAACGTGTAAGTCCACACGTCAGGATCGTTAGTGCCATCACGATTAATGAACACTAGCGAACAAGCATCAATTTCGATGCCAGATCTGTTCAAGCCCCACGCATAAATCTGGGCCTGAGCATAATACTTTGACAAACTATATTCGGCTTCGGCATAAACCTTAGTGTTTTTACCCAAACCGTAAGCAACCTCTTGCAAGTGACGTGACTTGTCACGCTTACTTGTTTTCCAGTCAACCAAATGTTTACCCTCAACAAGAACAAGGTCAGGTTTAGACTTGATAACACCATAACCGTCAAGTTCACCAAGCACAATCGACTCTTCAACAATCGCTGAACCCCATTCAGGGAACTGCTCAAGATCTGCAGTCTCGATACGCTTCTCTAGGAACTCGTGAGTTGCTGTACCAATCTTTGCGCCCAACCAATACTTGAACTCGCCTACAGGTTCGCCAAGCAACTTCTTAGCTAGGTGATATTCACAAGGGTCACTGAAATCTGAAGCCCCAACTTTTTTCTGCTTATCACGAGCAGACTCTTGCTTAAACAAACCTAAAGCAAGTTCTTTAATCCTTGAATCATCAATCATGATTCCTCCTTAAAATAAGGTATCTAACTTTGGCGTAAAGTCTACACCACCCCAGATACCATGTTGTTCATTGTTCGCTACCGCAAAATCGTAACACTGTTTCAATAATGGGCAACCGTAACATAACGCTTCGCACTCGTCCTCGGTGAGACTACGTGGCGGACCATCGAAACCTAAAGCATCAAAGTCTTGATAAAAATATGGATTATTTAAACAAGGCCAATACTCTTTATTTTCGATGGCTTCACGTTGTGCGTCAAGAAGTTTAGTCATAGCCGACTGTGCTTCTTTTCTAATACCATAATATGTTGGCACAAAAGACGACAATTTTACTCCTCGTCCAGATACTCTAAAGCATCAGGATTGTTTAACATTGACATGGCAAACGATAAACCGACCATAAGCAGAAAGCCACCAACAAGGATAGCCCCTAGCAGAATCAGAATCTCCATCACTTCACTCCTCTCAAAAGATCGATAGCATGCGCTACGATGTCGCTAGGAACACTCATACCCTTAGTGTAGGTTTCTAAGTATTCGATAACTTCAGCGACCGTATTGCGTTGCCTAACATCTTCCATCTCTCGAGCGAACTCTTCAGGTGAAAGACTTGGTGGGTTCAACTTTTTTTCAACCACCCATTCATTGTACGCCTTAAGTATTGATAAGTCAATAGATGTTTCGAAAGTTTCTAGTTCGCCCGTAGCATAATTAACTAACTCATATTCAGGCATCTTTACCCCAACCATCTCCCTTAAAGTTGATTACAGGTGCAGAGAAAACTTTCTTCAAAGGATCTCCACACTCAGCGCACACACGCTCAGTACTGTCAGTCATTGACGCAGTAAACTCGTAAACGATATCACACAACTTGCATTCATAATTGTAGATTGGCATTATTTATCAGGCCAATGCTTATCAATCACCATCAACGCGATAATCGAATAGTTTGCCAAGTCAATGAATGAATCACGCAAACTTTCATTCTCAGGAGTTGCACCGTTATCCATCAAATGATTGATACGTGCCAACTTGTCATGCATACGTACACGCAAACCATTCAACGCACCGCCAGGTGCGCCCGAAATGTTTGTAGGCCCATAATCACGATGCTTCTTCAATAGCAAAAGTTCAGCTTCGCTAAACTTCTCTGCAAGATCTTTCTCAAAACTCACTATTTATCTCCATCTTTAAGTGCTTCATGTTTAAAAACAACAATAGCCGAAGGGAATGGTGCAGCCTGACTGCCATTACCATTCTGATCAACAAACTTTATCCGACCACGAACGAAACGTATCTCACCCTTCATTGCATAATCCCACCACCAAGCAGTATCAGTTCGCGCTGGCACTAGACATACAACAGTAGCACCATTGCGAGCAGATAGCAATGCTTTAGCCATCCACGTGCCAATAGTCCTGCCATATGGTGGGTTCATCCACACAACGCCAGTCCATTCCTGACTGAGCGCATCATCTGACGGTGAAAAATAATTAGCAACTTTAGCATTCTCTGCTACAGCGCAAGCATCAAGAGTGAAACCAAACTCATCATTTAGCGGTTCAAATACGGAGTGTGGAGTTGCCCACATTTCTGTATTTGAAGTAAGCAAACCTTTGTTTATGCTCACTATTTATCTTTTTCCTTTGCTTTATCACGCAACGATTGGAAAAAATCGAACTCGCGCAACATGGTCTCCATGTCTCTAATCTCGTCTTCGGTCATTATTTACCTTTCCTTTTGAAAGTGATACATCCATCACATTCACATTTGTAACTGCCGTCTAGTATCGCTAAAACATCATCTTTTTCGCCCTGCTCAAACCACTCATGGTTTTGGAGCAGTTTCACGATACGTTCATGTTCGAACGCCACCCCTGCCTTAAAAATTATACGCTGACTATCTGACATTTGTTCAACATCAGCCAAAGTAACCTTAACCATTCTCTCTCCTTAAACTCTCATTCATACTAATCCTATCCGCAACAAGTTTAGAAAACTGACCAAAATCGTAAGTATCCTCCGCCAAAATTTCGTAAGACACCACAGACCGTTTCTGACCATTCCTATCCAACCTACCAGAAGCCTGCTCATTAAGCAAACGGTTATCATCCTTAGACAACCACACCACTACAGAACACGCATCCTGCAAGCCATCAGTACCCTCACCGATTGCAGAAATAACACCAACAATAAACTGTATCTCGCCACGCTTAAAAGCCTCCAACGCCCTGTTACGCGCATCCTGAGACGACGCACCAGACCATTCAAAAGCAGTGAAACCTTTACCGATCAACCTGTTAACAGTCAGTCTAGCAAACTTTTGGCTATGTGTCAACACCAACATTTGCTCACCATCAGGATGGTCCGAAACAATTTCAAAAAACTCATCCAACTTAGAAGACTTACAATCGTCAGCAAAAGTCACCACATTATCATCAGTAATAGTTGGCATACCCAAAGTGATCTGACGCAACCTGATACGCATAGCAACAGGAACATCCACAATCAAAGGATTATCACCAAGCCACACACACAACTCATCCTCAAGACGGTTATAAATACGACGCTGTTCAGGTAGCAACTGCACAATACGAACCTCCTCAACTACAGGAGGCAACTGCGAATCAATACCATTAGGGTGATGTTCACAACAATTCTCACGCTTCAAATGCCGAATATAGCATGGCACACTAGCAACAATCGCGCCAGGATTCAACTCACCTGTAACAATCTTGCCAGCAAAAAAATCAACCTCAGTATCACAATACTTGTCAACCCAAGACCAATAAGATCTACCAGCCACATCAGGAAACACCCAACGCAGAATAGACCAAAAACCGTCAATCCTGTTACCTGCAATAGTGCCAGACATTGCAAGTTTAGACTTCGCTTTCAACGTGTGCAACATTAAAGCAGTCTTAGACTTCCTATTAGAAGCCCTATGCGCTTCATCAAACACCGCGAAGTCTGGAACTATACCAGCCCAATGAAACTTGCGAAACATTTCAGGCGAAATAATATACCAACCATCAACACGTTGAGCTAACTGATTAAACGCAACCTGACCATTCTTAGACGAATTCAAATACTTGATAGACACGTTATCAAGTTGGCGGTGAATAGTTTTCTCCCACGCCGACACATGCGTACCCTTAGGTGCAATAACAACATTAACTTTAGAACCTAAACGTTTAGCAACCTCAACAGCGATCAAAGTTTTACCACCACCAACCTGAGTGGCAACAATAGCGTTACCACCAGCGTCAACAATTTTAGTGATATCTTCCAACTGATACGGATAAGGTGTTAACTTGTCCATCACAAATATTCTCTCCAATAATTTTCATGCTCCCTATCCAAAGACGCATAATAGGATTGGCGGTCCGCATCGACCCTCTTTTTTTTAGATTCTAAAACATCCACGATAATTACTATTATGGGTGTGAGAACCACCAATCCTATAGTCAAGGATATCAGAACATTAACCAACACTATTCAGAATCTTGTCAGCATAACCGTTACGGAACACTTGCGGAATAACAAATTCGTCACCTGCAACATACTCCAAGTCGTCACCAACAAGCCTAACAGTGGCCTCACCTGATACTGAACCGACACCCATTCCATGAATGGATAGACTAAAAGTTCCATCAGGTAAAGCAGTCAAAGCCCATTTACCGTCAGACGTGCCATCTTTAACACTCAACGATTCTGTTTCTGCCAAAATTTCTTGAACAGTACGATAGTTGGATGTGCCAATGGCTTTGCCTAATTGTGTGCGTGGCACACCTGCCTCTGCAGCCAACCGCATCGCTATGTCACGATCCCCACGAAAACCTGATAGGCGTTCGTGAAGTTCCTGCTTAAGTTCCGCTTCAATAGTTGCTTTAGCAATCACATACGCTTTGTGACGTTCAATGAGCGTCTCTAACGCTTGCCTAGCATGATTATTGAGCCTAGTCACTAATCACCTCGGTTGATCCCTCAGCAACAACTGAGCCAACAAAACCGTCAGCATCCGCAACACCAATAGTTAGCGAAGTGTATTCACTAGTTAGCAGTTGCAGATCCTCTGCAGGCACTTCATTAGATGTAGTGACTGTAGCATAAATGACACCCTCAGTTAGTGGACGCATATCCCACTTCTCAACATTCTTCGCATCTGAAAGAAAGTTGCCCTTAACTACAGTTTCCATAACTTGACCCACCTCTTGAGGGTCTCCAGCAATAATGTATTCCATTTGGTGATACTCCTTAATCTGTTCTTCTTGAACAATTTACACAATAGCAGTCGTGTGACAAGTCCTTGTCTGACGCTATCTCTTTAACTGTTGCAACCTTTGCAACAACCCTAGGTAGCATACGTGCAATGCTACCACCACCGACACGCAAAAAACCATCCTGTTCGCCGTCCACGTAAACGGTGTAGCCTTTTTTAGCAAACATTACAGGATTGCCTTTGGTGGTTATAAAGTCTACCACATACTCAGACATGGCATCTTTCAACCGCATCCTCGCCATATATTTAACAACCCCACCTTGAACCGAATGGTAAAAGATCGTTGGCTGTTTGACTAGAATCAAATCGTTACTCACTAGTTCATGCCCTCCACGTGTGTTACCCAAAAATAGTTGCACCGTTCGCAACATGGCTGATTGTCTTCATCCGAGACTGCAGGTTCAAAGAACCAATAAAAGATAGGGTCTTTAAGATACAGGTTCGCTTTATGCGTCGCTAATACTCTAGCCACAGTCGGCGTGTCGTTAAGCCATGCAGGTAAACCTACACCCCACCTGCTTGCGTGGGCCTGAGCCAACGCTACAAGGTTGTTCACATTGTTTTCGACACGAATGCCACGCTTCTCCGCTTCAGCAACCATAGCAGTAACATACTGCCACAAACCCTTCTCATAGCCACGCCACATTTTCACTGCAGGGTGATTACGCCAACCTGCGCGAGGGTCGTCACTAGATAACACCTTAAGGATCTGGTAGCCTTCAAGAATTTGCTTGTTGAGACGCTTGTTGTCTAACGCTCGTGCCGACGCTTTAAAGTCGGTGTATGGTAAAAATGTTTGCATTATTTCTCTCCTTTGGTTGGTACGATACTGTTCACTGTTTCGCCACACTCTTGACAAATCAGGAACGAATGCGGTTCATCTAAAACGTCGCATCCGTCGCATGTAATCCATTCTAGGTCAAGACATGTACAATTGTCAAGCATTATTTTTCCTCCTTAGGAATATATCCTGTACGAACAGCAAGCCTGCTGATCTTACGGAACGCTTCATCCAAAGCGTGTCGTGCATCATCCGACGCAATCATCAAGCCTTTACTTGACTGATTATAACCATCCTCGAGCATGTCCGCAAGTCCAGACATCTCTAAACGGTCCAACTCTTCCAAAACTGCTGTTTCTAGTTTGTCACGAAGTTCCGCCTGTGTCATGCTTCAGCCCTCTCAAGCACCTGAGAAGCCTGCGACACGACCATTGACACTTTCACCCCAAGACGTTCACAAACCTGCTCCAGCATCTCGCTAGAGATTTCCTGCCGACCCCTCTCCACCGATGACAGGTGAGAAATTGACATATGTTTACCACACACACTTCTGAGTGTGCGATCCTGTTCTACACGCACCGTACGCAGTACGTGACCTAATGCTGTTCTGTATCTCATAAATATATTACCTCGTCTATAATTGCTGGCTGGTTAGCATCCTCCGACGCTAGAAAAGCCATTGCTGTTTCAATAATGTGTTCCTCTGGTGTCCCTTTAGGAACATCGAAGCCTACCGACACCATAATGATTGCTTCACCATAACTAGCGTCGAAGCGTACAATAACTTTCTGCACTATGCTTCTCCCTCATGACATACGCATGAACATTTAATTGCGTTACCGTTAAAGTTTATTACCGTTTTGCACTCTTCATGCTGGCCGGCCGATGTTAAACACCAACCAAATTTACTTGTACCCATAGTTAATGATCCTTGTCTCGTATTCTGGTAGTTGCATAATGAAACGTCTAATTTCGCTTGGCGCATCAGGATGCGTCAAATATTCTACTGTAGGCCACGCATCATAATCCTCCCAATCCTCAAACGGTACAATATCTGGATGCGTTTGTGTCAAATATGCGATAACAGGTACAGTCGTTTTATTGATTGGTAAATGTAGAGTAATATAGTTTTCGGTGTCGCAATAAACGTCACCGTTCTCAAGCATCAACTGATATGCGCTGAGAGTAAACTCTTCACCATCACAATACACGTTGTAATCATATTCTTTACTCATTAGTTTTCTCCTTTAATCCACTGCTGGTCTAGTGGGTATCCGATACGATACGCAAGATCTTCAATGTCTCGCGCCTTAGCGTCCATAGCCTGCATCATCATCTTGTCACCCTTTTTCATGTGTGCATCCGCAATCAAAGTCATTACTGTTGCGTGACGGTACAGGATCTTCTCCAACATCGCCAACTCTTCAGTACTGAAATACACTGCATGCTTAACACCGTCATTCAAGCCACGAGTGATAAGTTCATCACTTGTCGCTGTAGGATTGTTCTTAGCGGTTAACGCTTTAATAGTCATGTCCTTAGTTGTTGCTTTCATTTTTATCTCTCCAATACTCTTCTAGGAACTGTTGTTCAAATGTCATTTCGATGCTTTTTGCTTGGTCAAACGACAACATGCGCACCTGATCTTCTGTAAGCCAATAGAAAAGGCTTCCATGCGTGCCACGTTTAGGGGCGTTCAACTGCTCACTCCAACTTACCATCATACCTGTTTGCTTGTCAAAAAAGCCTACACCTTTAAGTGTTTTAACCATAACCACTCCATCCATATTCAATTCACTAATTACATATTCAATGCCAAACCATCTAGCAAAACAGGTATTATATCCTGAAATACTATTTTGAAACACTGCAGAAATAGTATTTTTTTCAATAAAAAATGTCATGTTTTACTTTTTGGAAAACCCAACCCTGGTCGGAATGCATCAAATATGGATGGAAACAGCCCATATCCAATAACAAACCGACCAAGAAACCACTACCATCTATATATCAATATTATATATAATAATAATATATATATAGATAATACGAACGAGGGGGACTACCTAAAACCAGCCCACTCATCATACGACCCCTCAAACCGCTCAGGATCAAACGAACCCTCAGTAAACGAATACGGATTATAACCATACTGCCTAGTCGCCCAATACTCGTTATAACGATAATCCTCAAACTCCTCACGCAACACATCCAACGTGCCAACAGGAACACCAGAAAAATCATAAAACATACCATCATGCTCAACAAACCTAGTCAAGAACAACTCAAAGTCCTCCTCTAACTCCTCCTCAACAGGCGAATAACCCAAAACACCAGACTGACCCTCGTCATACCAATAACCAGACGAACGCCTACCACCCGAAGTCATACCACGATACTTACCATACGAATACGAAGAAACAGGCTGAACAAAATCCGCAGAAGTAGAAGGCAACTCAGACACCGAATCAACACGACCCAAACGAACCGTATACAAACGATACTCAGGCGCAACCTCAAACCACACAGGCTTCAAACCAACACGCTTCAAAGCATCACGCAACAACACCTCAGTCGAAGCAAACACAAACGAACCATCAGGCAACTGTGCAACAACCAACGGAGAATGAGACACACGACCAACACGCAACACACCACGATCAGACTCATCCAACCACGCAACAGCCGCATCACCATCCAACATATCAAAACGGTCAGAACCAAACTTCTGCAAAATAGCAGGAATAACAGAAGTATCAACCTCAGGCAACTTAAAACTAAACTGCTTACGCACCAACTCATGATTATAAATCACACCATTATGCACCAAAGCAATCCTGCCATCAGGCGACGAAACAGGATGATTATTCTCAGCAACATCAATCGAACCATGAGTAGCATAACGAGTATGCAAAATCACAGACGAAGCACGCTTAGGCAAACCACGCAAAGACAACTGCGAACCACGAACAGCACCCTTAAACGTGCCAGACGCATCAACAGACTGCCACGCAACACCAGAAGCCTGATTACCACGAGACTCAATCTCACACAACAAAGCATGAGCCAACTTACGAGCATTGATCTTCGACCCATAAGCCAAACTAAAACCAGAAATACCACACATAATATCAAAACCAATCCGACCCATCCAGGTCACTAAAACAACTTGTACCTACAGTCTACCCCAAAAACGTCGGTCGCGCAAGTGTTTTGGCGAAATATTTTTGGAATTTTTTTTACCCCTTGTGGGGGTTTTACTGTTTGTCTATGTCTAGTTTAATGGTTTGGGGGTGGGTTTGTCAAGTCGATGGGGGAACATTTTTCAGGCAGTTTGTTCGCTGAGGCCGAAAAACCTGGGCAAAATTCTAGAAAAAACGCCACCTATATAGGACATATTTAGGGGCTTGCGGACAAATAGTTACAAATTGTTACAAAAATATATGGGGGTCTCTCGCCGTTGTCTCTCTTCTGGTTCTCTTGCAGGGATCGAGAACGGCTCGGACCCCAGACATATTAGGAGTATATGCCCGAAATAGTAAATCTTTAGTAGTATTCATCTTATTAATCAGCATTATCACAATGATGACTTTTGTTATCATCCCAACCGTTGCAACAAGTAGTTGCACAAACTCATTTACCTGCAATTAGGAGCAGAAAATAAAAAATGGAAACAACAATCTACAGTGTAAGAAAGCTTCGTCAAAACGTTAGCGATGTAATTGATGCGCTAAACGTTACAGGTCTACACATCATACCAGATGACGAAACGCTCGCTCAAAACGCTGAACGAATAGACAAACTAAAAACGCTATTAATGACAGTGCTAGGCAATTATGCAACAGACGCTGCAGGCCTAAACATTGACATCGGCATTCCAATCATCAAAGAAGTGTACGGACAGCAAACGTGGCGACCAATGGATCAAGACGACGCTAAAGCAATGCTAGAAAAGCTGCAAAGCAACCGTTTGCTAGCAATCATCTGGAGTGCATACAGTCGTGCAGTATCAACTGCAGACGCTCAACACCCATACGATATTCCACTATATCAATCAGCTGGTTTCCAAAGGCTGCAAACCAACCAATCAACGCCACGTGTAACAGTCAACGTTGACAACGAAGATGGCACTAGAACAACCACAGTACATTACAAACTAATGTGGGCGTTAGAGATTCTTCGCGACGCTGAAATCACAAAGAATGACATTACACACGCTGTAGCAACCTACAACGAATATGTAGACTATTACACACGCAACGCAAATCCAAGAAAATCAGGAAGCAACTTCGGCAAAGTTGTCCTAAACATTCGCGGAACCGAAGACGTTGACGGTGCAATCATTCGTGAAGAAATCAAAGCACTAGAGTTGCCGAAAAGCAACTGGCTAGCAGGCAGAACCTGGGGCTTCGAAATCGAAGTACCAGACGCTAAAGGTGTAGAAGTTACACCAGGCACAGGCATCGAAAAAGGCGAAGACGGATCATTACGATCCTTCGAAAGCTCAGACGACTGCGAATGTGACTGCGACGACTGCACATACCACGACTGTGACTGTGACTATTGCGAATCACAAAACAGTGACCCAGATCACTGCGGCAACAGTTACTGTGCACAATGCGACAGTGCAGAATACAGATCAACAGGCGGAATTGTCAAAGGCAAACACGCTGCAATGATCAAACTATGTGAAGAACTAGAAGCCAACGGAGCCGAAATCAACGACACCGCAGGCGTACACATTCACGTATATGCACGAGACCTAAACATGCAACAAATAGGTCAAGTAGTTGCAACATATGCAGTGATCGAAAATGTGCTAACACACATCGCAGGTCGACGCGGCGTAGGATATGCTCAAGTTATTCCAGCAGAAACAGTAGCTGGAGCAATCAGCAGCAAAAACCCTAAACTATCCGACGCTAAACCATTCGCTGTAAACCTTATGCACCTCAAAAATGATCGAGGCACAATCGAATTCCGTCAAATGGAAGGCAACATCGACTGGCAGCGCATCACAAAATGGGCAGCAATCGTTCGCGGCATTGTTACTGTAGCAAAACGTGGAGCAAAATTCCACGACTACAAAAACATCACAACACTACAAGGCATCCTTGACGTGTTCAAAAAGTTCGATTACGAAATCGGTAACGAAAACCCAGACGAAGTAATTTACGGTAGCAGAGCAGACAAGCCTCTAACTACAGTAAACCAATACGCCTGGCTCTAAAAATGATGGGGGGTCACAAACAGTGGCCCCCCCCACAACCAACCCTAAGGAAAGATACACATGGCACTAAACGAAGACGATTTCGAGTTCCATCTTAAACTCGAAGAAATAGTAGACGACCTCTGCGATGTTTACGCAATCTCAGACGCAACAATCTACGAAAACGAAGCACTACTATCAAAAGTTCGCCAATATGTGCAAGACATCATCACATACGACGAACTAATCGAATGGTTCGAAGAACTACACGAAACCCCAACCCTGCTAGAAGAAAGCGACACCGAGTAAACCATGAAAATCAAATTCGTAGAAGACTCAGTAGTCCGAGCATCAGACGGACGCAGACAAACAATGGAAAAGTTCACAACCTTCATCGAAGAACTTTACCAACACCCAGGCAAATGGGCTGAATATCCAGAACAAGTCAGCCACTCAGCCACAATGTACCGAATCAAAGACCGATTCGCAGACATTGAACTAGCGTTACGAGGCGGCAACAACCTAGCCATCGACCATCCAGACAAGAAACTGTGGACAGTCTATGTGCGATACATGCCAACAGCGCCAATCATTGAAGAGGAGTTGATCTAATGGACATCACACTTCAATTTCTAGAAGACAGAATCAAACGCTTAGGTGACAGCAGTTACATCGGCTGGTACACGCTAAGAGATGACGCACAACTCATCCGTCTAATCGTGAACGAAGCGTCACGAGAAGAAATTCAAGAACACCTCAAAGTCACCTATCCTGAGTACTTCGAAGAAGAGGAAGAGTAATGGAACTGTCATTCAACGAAATGGTTGAGCTAGCACTCACAATCGATGAACGTGCAGAAGTGCACGTCACCGACACAATCCCAGCATATTACGTCATCTATACAAGCTACCAATGGGACGGTGATAAAAATGATGCTAAAGTTTGATAGAACCTACGACATCGCAGTATCAGCATACGTTACAGAAAACGGCGAATGGGGCAGAATGGAAAACGTTCTACTCTTCGACGACAGACTGCTAACCGACGCGCAATGGGAAATCATATCAATACTCCCAGACGCGCAACGAATCAAATACGTCATAGCCATCCTAGACGGCGACGACCTAACACCCTTCGAACAATAAAAACAAGTGGGCGCGTAAAAACCGCCCACTTTTTTTACCCAACACCGCCCCTAACAAGACACAAAAAAGACCCTAAAATTTTCCACAAAAGCCCCTACCGCAGAATGCAGGGAAAGTACAGGTGGCGCAAGGGGGCTCGCGGCTGTCTCTCTCAGGTAACTTTCGAAGGGTGGGTAAGCCTGCTCGCCCCCAACAAAAGGAGAAGCAATGCCAAGTCCACACAAGGATGCACTTGGACAGCCCATCGACATCGGAGACTGGGTGAAGTTCATAAATGATGGACCATACGGAACCATCTTCAGAATCGTGCAATTCACGCACGACGGATCACGAGCATTAATCTTTGCGAGCGCAAGCCGCAAATATTGGACACCAATTGAGAGGATAACATGGGTGCGCTAATAAAAGCAGAAGACATACGCGTAGGCGATTATGTCATCATGCGCAGAAAGAAAGAATACGTACACAAACGACAAGTCACTTACAAGACACGAGTCGTACACGTTTGGGACCTACGCGAATCAGAATGGGGTCCCAAAACCATCCGCATCACAGGTCAACGCAACACAACAAAAAGATTCCTAGCATACAGCAACGCAATGATGTGGGAATACGAAAAACTAAACCCTTGGGACTTCTGGGGGCTAGACGAAACACTATGGAAAGAGTACATCGAAAAATGACACAACTCAAACTATGGCAATTCCAATCACTAAGAACAGTGAACAACATGCCAACCTACATCAGCATCATCGCCCCAAGGGCAGTTGACGCTAACCGTATCGCAAGAGAACACGATGTCAGCTTTGACCTCGTAATCAAAGACCACTCATGCTACTACAACTGGGAACCAGTCGAAGAAGCAGACGGAGAGTCAAACGAAGAAATAATCCAAGACATACAAACACAACGCAACAAAGTGGAAATACACGAAGTCAACGGACATCTACGTTGGTGGACAATCAAATACGAAGAAAGAAGGACGGCATGAAAACCGCACTCGTAGCAATCGCAGCAGTATCATGGTGGCTAGCTCGAAGCATCCAAGACGACCTAGCCCTCAACGCCGACATCATCGTAACCCAACAGTTACAATGGGGCGGCCCAACCTACAACCACTACCAACTAATCATGGTAGGGTTCTACAGTGTAGCAATCCTGGCAACTTTAGGGCTAGGAATCGCTGTAATACTAAAAGCAGCAAAGCTGTAAAACTTCCACAAAAAACAAAACAGGGGTCCTTCGCGGCTGTCTCTTCGAAGTATCTTATGGAAAGAGTGAAAGCCTGCTCGGACCCCAAACCAAACAAGGAGAAAAGTAATGTCAAACATCAACATCGTAGTACCAGACGACTCAGCACTAGTAGCATCAAGCTACGAGCCACTACCAGCTGGCGACTACAAACTCGAAATCGTAAGCATCGAATTCAAACAGTTCGGCGCAACATCAAAGTTCGCAGGCGAACCAGGATTGAACTTTCAATTCAAGACAGAAACCAACCGACGCATCTACAAACTGATTCCACTGTTCGCAGTAACCGACCAGTCACCAAAAGGTGCAGCACAGTTCGTTCAAATGTCACGAGTTAGCCTAGTGCGAGCACTCGGCATCACAAACGCAGACCTAGTTCAGAAATTCGACGACCTAGCAGGACGCGTAGTAACCGCCACCATCAGCGTCCAAGAACGACGCGACATGCCAGGCACAAAACAAAACCAAATCGTTACCTTCAAGTAACCTAAACAAAAGTCCCCGGGCCCAAAAGCTCGGGGCTTTTTTTTGCCCAAGACGGCCCACCCAAAGAAATCATTTTATTCACACACACAACATCCGTACCTGCTCTCTCCCTACGTATGCGTTTTTTAAAGGTTTTTAGGTTTTTTGTGTTATTATTGGTGTGTTGTTGAAAAAAATTTTTCGTGTATTTTTTGGAGGTTTTTGGGTGTCTAGGTCGATTAGTGATGATGAGCCTGTTGTTGAGGATGAGGTTAAGGAGCCTTCTTTGAAGGAGGTTGCTGATATGGTGTATTTGGTTTTTGTTGCTGTTAAGGAGTTGGAGGTTAAGGTGGATGGTTTGAGGAGGGTGACTGGTCTGTGAGTGGTGAGTTGTCTTTGTTGGATGAGACTTTGATTAGTTTGGCTGCTTCTGGTAAGTCTGGTGAGGAGATGGAGCGGAAGACTGGTATTCCTGCGGCTCAGGCTTTGGCGCATGTTAAGGGTTTGTTGGCGCGTCGTGATGTTTGGTCTGAGGTTGAGCAGCGTCAGTTGTTGTTGTTTGAGTTGATGGAGTTGAAGGAGTCTTTGTCTGATGCTGCTTTGCGTTTGAGGGATCCTGATTCGGCTCGTTTGTTGTTGAAGACTTTGGAGTTGATTGGTCGTCGTTTGGATTCTCAGCGTGTGGAGTTGGATGTTGAGGTTTTGCGTTTGTCTGAGTTTCAGCAGGGTGTTTTGTTGAGGGCTATGGATGCTGCTTTGGGTTTTGCGAAGGGGGAGTTGAAGGAGCGTTTTCCGATGGTGTCTGCTGATGAGTTGGATGAGTTGGTGGCTGAGGGTTTGTTTAGGGCGAAGGCTGAGTTGTTGAATGATTGATAATGTTATTGATGGTGTTATTGCTGATTTGCGTAAGCGTTCTAGGAATTCGGTTTATTTGACTGATCCTGTGGCGTGGGCTTCTGATGTTTTGGGTAAGACGTTGTGGTCTAAGCAGGCTGAGATTGGTCGTTCTTTGGTTGATTATACGCATACTGCTGTTGTGTCGTGTAATGGTGCTGGTAAGTCTGCTGTGGCTGGTATTTTGGGTGCGTGGTGGATTGCTGTGCATGATCCGTATGAGGTGGCGTTGATTGCGTCTGCTCCTACTTATCCTCAGATTGCTCGTGTGTTGTTTCGTGAGTTGAAGGATAATCATAAGGCTGCTGCTGTGCGTGGGTTTAGTTTGCCTGGGCATATTAATCAGTCTGAGGAGTGGAAGTTGGATGATGAGTATGGTACGTTGATTGGGTTTGGTCGTCGTCCTGCTGATACTGATATTGTTTCTGCGTTTCAGGGTATTCACCGTCGTGTTGTTTTTTTTGGGTGTGT